GGCTTTGTTGCACAAAGATTTGAAATGCAAAGCGCCCCTAATTGAGCCAAATTTAAGGCGTAACTTGGGTAAGTGGTCGACCTAATTCCGTAAATCTGTTGAGGACTGCTACACGTGCATGAATTTCATTCACCTGACTAGGAAAGCTTCTTGCCATTAATTTATCGCCTAATAATTTGATGCAATGCATCTTGGTTTCCACCAAACTGCGGCGATGATAGCCTGACCATTTTTTCCATAATGTCCTGCCTAAACGTTTAACTGTTCGAAGTAATTCATTTCGCTCTAGCGAGCTACTCTTTGTATCTTTCCATGGTTTCGCATTTTTTCTAGGTGGAATCACCGCATGTGCTTGCCGATCTGCAATGACCTGACGGCATTGCTTGGTGTCATAAGCTCCATCGGTATAAACAGAGTCAATCTGCTCATCTTGTGGAATCTGATTAAGTAAATCACCAAGCACCTGTGAATCACTGACATTATTGGTTGTGAGCTGAATAGCGCGTATTTGTAGGGTTTTGGCATCTATACCAATATGTAGTTTACGCCATTGGCGACGATATTCAGCTCCATGTTTCTTGCGTTTCCATTCGCCCTCACCTAGAAACTTCATGCCTGTAGAGTCTACGAGTAGATGCAGCCCATCGCTACGTTTTTGGTAGCTGATTGCAATATCAATATGCTTTTGTCTTCTACAAAGCGTACTGTAATCTGGTGCGGTCCAATTTAATCCGCAAAGTTTAATCAGACTTTGCACAAAGCCAGTGACCATACGTAAAGATAGACGGAATAAGGATTTAATCATTAAGCAGCATTGGATAGCTGCGTCGGAGTAGGTTTGATTTCGCCCTTGTTTGCCTTTTGATGGAGCATACCATTGCGTAGCAGGATCAAACCAAATGGCAATATTTCCGCGACTCATGAGTGCTCGGTTATATGCGGGCCAATTGGTTGTGCGGTAGATTTTGTGTGTAGGCTTCTTCATTTGAAAATTATATCGCTGAAAAAGCCTTTACAGATAGGTTTGTGCAACAAAGCCTACTGTATCTAATTCAGCTTTCGTTGGCTTATATCCAAGAATCTCTTTAGAAAAGCGTTTCTTCCAGCCTTCCAAACATTTCGCGCATAGCGTTTTAAATTCGTCTGTGCTTAGCTTAGGTAGGGAAACTGGCTGCTTTTCAAAAATATATTGGCATTTGTCCACCAGCTCAGAAATATTCTTTAGACCTTCTTTCCAAGCTTCCGCTGAATTGACGCGCTCATATTTGGCCATACGCTGAATAGCAGCTTTTGTATGGTCTAAAATGAATTTTGGCTCTTTAAAACCAAAATCTTTTACGTATTGAATAGGACGATAGTGCAGATCAAGTTGGGTATTGGTTGCGATAGCACTCAATACATCCAAAGTGTCCGCATCTTCATTCTCAAGATAGTTAAAAGGATAAGTGACGACGGTTTTAATTTTTTCGCGTTCATACGCCAAATAGCCTAAGTAGTTTAAGCGGTCGAACAATGGCGTATTGATCGGACTAAATTCAATATATAAATCATCACCAAATCTCGCTTTTAATACTTTTAAAATTCTTTCGTGATCAGGGTGACTAAACAGACCGTACATATCACCAGTTGTTACGACCACATCTTCCAATTTGCATAGAGCATCCAGATCAGTACGGCTGTGGTAGTAATATTGCTCTTTAGAGTTTGCGTCTGTAAGAAGTTTGAATAAGCCTTTAATGCCTTTTTCGCTTTTTACGTAGACTTTAGGGCAGAACATCAAGTTGCGTTTTTCAGCAATACCAGATGAGGCAGGGGGCTTACGATATTTAGAATCGTCATATACACGCAAACGACAACCAAACACCGGCTTGATATTGGCTTTGGTGGCTTTGTTCGAAAAATCTACCAATGCATGTAAGGACATGTCATCAACGATTGCGACCGATGAATAGCCTAAGCCTTTTGCAGCTTCGACAATTTTGTCTACCGTTAATAATGATTTTCCTATCGAAAAGTCAGATTGCACTGACATTGCGTGGTTTAACATAGAGAATCCTATACAACTAATCTCTTACAGCTATTAAATTAAAAATCATTTGGAAATTAACAATTTGGAAGACTCTTCTTTCGCAATCCCAAAACAGGTCAAAAGAACAAAAGCTAACGACACATGGCTTTGTGCAGTGTTTTCTTTCCAGTTGAGTTCTTCCATAAACGCTTTTTTTAGTTCACTGCGCGTATATCCACCCAAAAGAAGCTTTTCGACGGCAAGACTGAGCCAAGCTGGAGTTTTTCCTTTCATGGCATTTTCGTTTTTGGCCAATCCCTCCTTAATCTCGGTCACTAAACCGCTCTTAACTAAGGTCAATGCAAACGATTGAGCTTTTACAGGCAGCTTCACGATTAATTCCTGCTGTTCCGGTGTAGGCTCAAAAAAGACTTTCTCTACCTTGGTTGCTCGTTCAACGAGAGTCGGTTTCTTTGGTTGGATCCCACCCGAAGAAAGACTTTTGGCAGCATTCATTTCTTCACGTAAAGCTCTGCGTTTAGCTTCTTGCGCCATCCGAGCTTTTTCATGCTGTTTGAGTAAATCGTTTACATTAACAACCTGCTTGATCGCGTTAAGCGTTTCATATGATTTCTGCTCACAAGCCTCAAATGCCGGGCATCGTTGGCAATATTCGCTATCACGCGAAAAACATGAGATTGAACCAAAACAACCAAAAGCCTTTGCTTCAATAAAATCTATTCTTTCGTTTTCGTTTGATTTCATTTAAAACGCTCTCTTTTGCGCTATATACGCTTTTAAAGTGTTGAAATGATTTAGACAGCAACGCGTGTAACGGCTTCTTCAACTTCTTTCACAGCGTCACGAATGAACCGTTTTTCTTTGTTTGTTTCGGCTGTTTTCATGATGCAATTAGCCACAAAACTTAGATTCAATTTGCGACGTCGTGGTCCCCGCGATTCATTTTTCTCAGGCGTATTGAGGGAAAGCTGATATTTGGCTTCTTGTGCCAACAACTCTCTTTCAATGAAATCAGGCGGATTTAAGGTGAATTTGAGTAAAATTTTTGCGAACGGTGAAAGCTGCTGCATTTCTTCTTTAAGAGTCTGCATCAACTCATATGGGCCTAAAATATTTTGGCTCTGGTGATCAACAAAAACGTCATAATCACAGTCATCTTCACCATCACCCATACGATGCAAAATGTCGGACTCGTATTCCGTTCTGTTATCGCCCAAATGATATTTTTTGAGTAATCTCGATACCATGTTGAGGCAAGCAGTAGTTAAATAAGTCGTTAATTTGCCTTTGCCTTCATCCCAAGTCTGAATCGATACCACGAAAACTTCACAGAAAATGGCATACAGCTCTTCAACGTCAATGCAATAGCCGACTGAGGTAAGTCGGCTAATATTCCGGTGTGCCAAATGACGAAGAAGCTTGTCATGATCTCTGAAAAGCTGATCTTGATTTCTTACCATAGCACACCCCCAAAAGTGTCCGAATTAACCGAACACTCGTTGAGCCAAGTCTTCCGCAACTTGCTGATCGACTTGAGTGAGCTTGTTAGTAAACGCCAATTTGAGACCGTGCTTGTAATCGTTACGACGCAAGCCAATCATTGCTGCGTTGATTAATGAACGTGGTGAGATGGTGTCGCTGATCTTGGAGTTTGCATATTGCTCGCGTACCAAGTTTGCATAATCCACTAACTTGTCAGCATCCTCTGCGCATAAACCTACACGTTTCTGGATAATCAAGGACTCATCTTCTTTCTTCATGTAGCTCTTATAGATCACTGAGCCAAAACGGTCGTAGTTCGCTGAGTTCTGTAAGTTAGTACCCTGATAAAGACCAGTTTCATCACCTGAACCGTTCGTGTTACCTGTTGCAGCAAAACGGAAGTTTGGATGTGGTTTGATGACACGGTTAGCTGCATCTGCTTCTTTGATATATAAAGGTTTACCTTCTAGTACAGCTTGATATACAGATAAAACGTTTGGTTGCGCGAAATCATATTCGTCAGCCAAATACATCCAGCCATGCTTCATCGCTAAAGCTAATGGCCCAAGCTCAAAGATGGTTTCACCATTTTTAACCGTCCACATACCTACAATGTGAGATTCTTCTGTATTTGAAGTGTGCTGAATACGAACAAGAGGACGGCCAGTTCGAGCTGCGATCTGGTCAAACATTTCTGATTTACCAGCACCTTTGTGTCCCCACACGTAAGGGTTGATGTTTAGCTCCAATGCAATCATGACATCCTTTAGCTCGTTCACGTTCCATACATACGTATCGTTGATTTCTGGAATCATTTCCGGGAAGGCAGAGTTCTCAATGCATGAGATTGGAATCGGTTTACCTGAACCACTAAGCGCGCTTTTACCTTTCAGATCAAAGATTTCATGAAATGGTTTAGACACCACAATATCGTTTGGTTTTGCCTCATTATTAGTAAGTGCTAACTTTACTTTGTGGTTATTAGTAGACACTGTTGTTTCTTCCTTAGATGTTGAAGTATCTGTTGCTTTTTCTTGTTGGGCCTTTGCTAACTCTGCTTCTTTAGCTCTTTTAAGTTCAGCCTGTTCTTGCATCTTTTTCTGCGCTAAAGGCGACAATAAAGGGCTATCTGGATACTGTTCCTTGTACTCTTCATACGTAGTTTCAGGATGTTTTTCTTTTAAATGCTTAGCAATTACGTGAGTTTTTCCACCACAGATTTCACAGATAATAGGATCGTTAGACATTTATAAGCTCCAAAAACGGATTCGATAATTTATGAAAAAGTATCACTAACTGATATTGAAAGTTTATAAGATTGCATCATAAAAATAAAGTAAGTGCTTACTAATATTTTATAATACCCAAATGATGCAATCTCCACCCAAATTCTAAGCTAACAACATACTGCGTAAACGCGAGATTACAAGGCTAGGTAATTGCTCAACGTCATGAATCACCACATGTTTGTCATAGAATCTACGAACAGAATCATCTTCAATTCCAATACCAATGACGTCTACCTTGCTCTTCTCGATTTTCTTCACCACTTCTTTTAAATGATATTCCAGATCTCGACTGTTACCTCCACCCGCAGGTGAGCCATCAGATAGCACCATCATGATTTTACCTGCTTCCTTACGACCCATTAGACGACGTGCAGCAATTTCTACACATTCGCCATCAATGTTACTCGCCATTAAACCTGAGTGAGGAAGCCATCCAAATCGACGTTTTGTTTCAGTATTAATGCGCTCGTTGTAGCCTTTAATGACAGGCATATAAAGGTTTTCATAGCGTGAATAACTAACGCCATATTTTTTTTCTGCTTCACGAATTTGCTTTAAACGCTTGTGGTAAGTGGCTGAGTCTGTATGAGTAGTAAAGCAGATCACTTCATGAGGAATCTTGAGACGATCCAGAACGTTTGATAGTGCGTAACTCGCAGCAGCGGCAGTATGGATTTTAGAACCGCACATTGAACCTGACATATCGACGACCAAGCTCACAGCAACGTCTTTGGTTTTTGATTCAACGTGCTTACGAAAAATTCGACAATCACCAGTTGAAGCCAGTCGTGCTAAAGATGAACTGTTTAATTTTCCTTGTTTTAATCCATTTTCCCATACAGATTTACTTCGTGCCTGAATTGCCCGCTCCATATCTTTCTGCATAGGACCAACCATTGAAGCTACCTTGTCTTCAAGACGTTTAAACATCTTGTCATCGTAATGAAGTTTAGGAACTTCAAGCGGTTCAATGACATCACCTTCATTGGTAAATACTGCGTATTTAGATTTTTTAACGTCCGCTGCTGTGCGTTGTGCAATCTTCTTGCTTAGTTGCTCACTGTAGTTGTTTTTGGTGTCTTTTAACGAGTCCAGAATTGCAGCCACAAATTCACTACGAGGAGGGGCACTCTTCTTATCGTCACTTTCTAGTGAATGCTTAACTGCATTAGGCCGTTGTTTAGCTTTTCCACCACTACCGCCTTCGCCTTCTTCATCTTCGCCCTCATCGGCACCAACAGCTCCACCTAGAGAACCACCTTCATCATCATCTTCTTCATTCTCATCTTCGCTATTGCCTACACCAGCGCTTTTACCTGGCGATTTTGGCACTGGTAAGCTGTCGCTATCTTCATCATGCTCGCTGTCAGGGAGTTCTGGCAATTCAGGCTCATCTTTCAGTACCTTATAGATACGCTGAGCCAAATCCATTGTGTCTTTTGTGGACTTTAATTTTTCAATCTCTGGCTTAAAAGGAGTAAGCATGTCCCACACAGGTTTAATATGCTTCATTTTGTCTTTTAAGTAATGTTCAAAGACTTCCTGACCACTTAACGCACGTAACATTGGCAACATTAAATGTTGCGTAATTTCTTCATCAGAAGCTTTTTCCTTTACAAGTTTTTGGTATTTATCGTCAATCAATTCATCAATGAAAAATTGGCTCGCATTTTTCATATTGATATTTGAACCGCGATATTTTTCAGCCATGCAACGTTCTACACGCGCTTCTTCTAACAATGAAGTTAAAGTCTTTACCTCTTCAGATCCTTTTAGCTTGAGAGAAAAATCGGTAAAAAGATACTTCGCTACCTCTTGATCAAGAAAACCTTGAACCGCATCAATCAGCGAATCTGGTGAATTGTCCGGAAGATATGGAAGGTTAATTCGCACAGGTTTGCCTGTCTTTGGATCCTTATGCACACCTGCCTCAATACCTTCTTGCGTTACTGCAATATCAGAGTTAGTCAGTGCTTGGGTAACGACGACAATTGCTTGTCTTAAAATATGTATGCGCTCATTCATTGAAAATTCTCAATCTGAAAAAATCATTATTGGAGGTCTATATACAGACTTGACAGTATATTAATAAGTGCTTACTAATATTAAAAAGCATTATAAAAATATTTATTGAAAAATAAAGAGTGAAATTGGGGAGATTTTGAGTTTTAATAGAGGGTTTATTTTGACCGTGGTCAGCATCAAACCTTGGACACTAACCACAGAGAAGGGTCAAGTGAGGGATTTTTAATTATTTAGGTAGACTCATAAGACTATATAGCTAAGTTTAATAAACAAATTTTCGCCAAGTGCATTGTTAATCACAAGGAAATCACCGCATTCCTCATTTTTTCCTTTAATTACATTAATTTGATTGCCCTCAAAGATCAGTTCAGAACCCTGCTCTGCCAAGAAATCTGCTACGGTTTCAGGTGTAATAACTTCAACACTTTTCGACATTTTTTACTCCTATACTCTAACTATCATACTTTTTTGACAAATAATTGGCTTGAATGAGGCTTATACTTCCTCTTGGTATCAGTCGATACGTTGTCATTATAGTATGATTGTCTGCATCAGCTAACAAATTGCCTGTACTTAAAATGAGCATCTACTCACCTATAGTCTGACCATTAGTTTAACCCAAAAATAAGAAAATATTAATCAATGCTTACTTACTAAATTTTTCCGTTAATTGTGACCGATGTCATGTTATCCAATCCTATACAAATCTGTACTTTTCTTGAACTTGGGTAAATCAGCACTTACTGATATACTTTACCTAAACCGCAAATATTTTAAGTCTATAATGTTGTATCGAGGATACATTCCGACATTATGACTTTATATCTATTAAGAATATTCTAAGGAAAACGTTACTATGAAATCAGCAGCTACTAACACCAAACGCAAACTAACTGTCGCCCAATATCTCGACGCTCAACTAAATGCATCGGATCTGAATCAGTCGCAATTGGCAGAGATCATGGGTATCAATCAAAACATGGTTAGCTTCATTGTTCGCGGTAAAAGCAAATTACCTCTTGAACGTGTGCGCGCTATGGCTGATGCTTTAAAAATCGATGCTAAAGACCTCTTCATGCGCTGCCTAGAGGAATACATGCCTCATCTGCTTGAAGAAATGGAAGCCATGATGGAGCAACCTCTTATTACTGATGCAGAATCGAATTTAATTAAACAAATTCGCGAAGCAAATGCTGGCCATAATTTTGAGTTTTTCACTAACCCTAGACAGAAAGAAGCTTTTGATGCTTTCCTAGAAACACTTAAAGTCAACTAATCTGTTTTTATTTTTATTGCCCGATCAAGTTCGGGCTTTTTGCTATTCATACCCTTTAAATTACTGTTTTTAAATTTTTCTTTCATAGCTCCTCCTAAACTTGAAAACGTTACAAAATCAAGATTGGTATAGATTACCAATTTAAATCAAACTTTGAAATACCACTCTTAATAGAAAAGTACGTATACGACAGGATATGACGCCCTGCCTTTTTGCACCCCCAAAAAATATAATAAAATGTATCTTTTATTACATTTTTTATTTTTCGACATGTGGTAGACTGTTTTTATATCCTTTCCGCTTTTGGAAAAATGTAATAAAAAATTATTTGGTCGATTTATGGCAAGAACAACAACTGGAAAAGCCCCATATGTGTCAGAAGATGATCTTGAGATTACTTTGGCCACTCAAACGGGCGTAAATGCATTACGGAACAAATGTGTTTTGTATTTCTCACACTTCCTTGGGCTTCGCGCTAAAGAATTATCAATGTTAAAGGTCGGCGATGTTTACGATGTGAAGAAGGGTAAGCTGAAGGATATTATTCGATTGCTCGGTAATATTACTAAAGGCAACCGCTACCGAGAGGTATTCCTAGTCAATCCAATCGCTAGATCACTGGTAGAAGAATACATAACAAAAGAAAGACCAAAGGATCCCGACGCACCTTTATTTTTATCGCAGAAGGGCGGTCCATTCTCACCAAATAGCATGGTGACCATGATTAATAACTGTTATAAGAAGGCTGGTATTCAAGCAACCAGCCATTCCGGTCGACGTTCCTTTGCCACAAGGCTAATAAGAAAGGGCGGTGATATTTATTCAATTCAACAATTGATGGGGCATAGCTCAATCCTGACCACGCAAAAATATTTTGCATCGGATCCGGAATTGCTCCGCCAAGTTGCTGAAAAGTTAAATTAAAATTTCAAAAATCTAGTTTTGTGCAGCAGGCTTTGAATTTCAAAGTCTGCATATAGATAGGTTGCAGTTTCACCATTGTCTAGGTAGTCATCCATTCGCTGCTCAAAATCTTTTTGGTTATAGAATTTTAATTCATTAATATCAAAGCGGTTTTTATCAAATTCAACGGCAACGGCTTCGTTTTCATTCATGAGCTCCAGAACCTTATTGGCACCTTGAATGCCGCCAAGCATATCAATTTCACTCTTTGCTAATTTAAATTCCTGATCATCCAACTCATCAGCAATCTTGTTTGCTTCTTCTAATGTTTTGGCACTCGTTGCATCAAAGAACACAACTTCACCATTCGCATTCTGAATCCAAGTACCTATTTCAAAAGTTCCATCTTCTAATTGTCTGATTTGATTCTGCATTTTAAGCCTATGAATTTATATGTAAGCAATTAGAACTAATAAACATTTTGTTTTGGTTAAATACAATCTGATTTTTAAATTAATAATCTATATAGATTTCTATATAGATTTCTACATATCAATGAATACAAGTTTATACATTGTTATCTAGCGCATTTACTATTACACTACGATTTTCGCCAACGTTTATGTTGAGGATTTAATGAAATTATTGATCGCCAATTCAAAAGGTGGCGTCGGCAAAACAACTACGGCTACCAATTTGGCTGCATGGATTGCCAATAATGAAAAACAAGATGTAGCTCTTGTCGACCTTGACGCCAATAAAAATTCGGTTAAATGGGGGATTTATCGTCAAGCCCAAACTTTCTTAGAAAAGACCGGCTCAATCAAAACTTATCATTTGTTTGGTCAACCAGAAATTGACAAAGTCATTCCAAAAATTGAAAGTGAAACACCTAACGTAATTCTCGATTGCGGTGGTTATGACTCTTCTGGCTTCCGTGAAGCGCTGCTTTGTTCCGATGCCATTCTTATTCCAACTCGCCCTAACCAAGCTGACGTAGAATCAACTGGGGAAATTTTGGAATTAATTGAAGAAGCAAATAATATCCGTGTAAATGAAAGGGACCTCGATCCACTTCATGTCTACATCTATATCACTCAAGTCCCGACAAATGCACGTATCACAGCTTTAGACGATGCGCGTAATGCGTTTAAAGAAGTTGAAGATTTTGCAAAAGTTCTCGATTCCGTAAATTACGACCGTATTGCATATTCAAGAGCTTATGGCATGGGTCTGGGTGTTATTGAGTTAAATATTGGTGCCTCTAAGGCAGCAGAAGAAGTAAATGCATTGGCTGAGGAGTTGTTCAAATGAGTGGACGTGGTGGATTATCATTAGGCAAAGCTGCAAAAGTACAAGCTGAAAATTCAAATGCATCCGATTTTACAAAGAGTGCTCCAGTACAAACTGCCACAGCAACGCCAGAAGCTAATGAAAAACCTGTAGACTTTGATAAGCTTGATGAACTATCAGGATTAAGCAAACCTAAAGAGAAAAAGGACCGTGAAGCGCCTTGGCGTCAGGGCATTAATATTGCTCCTGAAGACTTGAAATTAATTCAACGTCCTTTTAACAACAATATTAGCCAAGAAATGTACCTTCGTTTGAACTGGCTTAAATCTATCAGCTCCATTGGCATGGGTTCTAACAAGACCACTTTTACAACCATGCTCAATGAAGCTTTAGAAGAATATACGGCTCGTCGAATCAAAAAACTCGGCGACAATTACGACGTCTGACCAAGAAATTCAAACCATTCGTCATAAATAATATTCTCGTATTTTAGGGCAAGCAGTTTGAAGTCAAAACCAAAGGTTTCAAACACAGCTTGCTCTAAATTTTTGAGCTTTTCATGCTCCTTTTCCTCATTTGATTCCCAAAATAAATAGTTTGTTTTGATACTCACAGGGCAATTTTTAATAATTTCTCTCGCTAGTTTTGAGTTTCTAGCTGCCACATTGGCTTGTCTAACTTCCAAGTTTGTCACTTCATCAAGGCTTAATCCTGATTCTAATGAGAACAACACAGCCTTTCTTTCAACTTCCTTCAGCTTCAATAAACCAGCAATTAGGTTGCTCACCGTAATGGAATGATCTTTTTTTAATTTAAATCGAGCAATTTTTACCGAGTTGATTTGGCGGTTATAAATAGCGTCGTTGATCTGACTAACCGCGTATTCAATTTCCTTATCAATTTGACTTTCTTCATTTTTAAACTTGAATTTAGCAATTACGGCGTTTAATTGATAATTTGTAATTCTTTCAATGTGAGTGGTCCATAATTTCGTAGTTGCCAAATCGCTATTTTTAAGTGCAGGCAAAACACCAGGAACAGATTTTAGTAGCATAAAAAAACTCCGAAATTATTGAAATTATCGGAGCATTCTATTTTAGGAAATTTTAATTGTTCATCAAAATGCTTAGGCTATTTTATCTAAATGTCCTGCACGGCGCACATGATCTAAAATCGGCTCTAAGGCATCTTCAATTGTTTCATCATTCTGAATCAACATATCGTACTGGTTGATTTCGTTTATCCAATGAGATTCGACCTGAATCATGACCTCTAAACGTTCCGCAAGTTTCTGATCTGCTCGAACAATTAAACGTTGTAGACGGCTTTTAATATCAGCGTCGACAAAAACCCCAAGATATTTAATTTCATTTGCTTTCAGATAACGCTTAATCTTCTTATATCCATTTGGGTCGACAATAATTATGGCATTTCGATCATCTGGCAAGGTTTTGAAATTATCAATCGTTACGCCATATTCATAATTACCATGTTTATTTGTCTCAAGGAACTGATCAGCCTTTTTTAGTGCATCAAACTCTGTTTGAGTAATAAAGTGGTAGTGCAAACCATCAACCTCACCTTCCCGTTTCGGCCGTGATGTTGTGGTAACAATACGATTAAACCCATATTTCTCGGTCAGCGCGTCAGCAATGGTTGTTTTGCCGCTGCACGTTGTTCCAGATAACAATACAAACATCGTCATACCTCATAAGAAGAGGCGGTAGAACCGCCCCAATTAATCCCGATCAATACACTTCCAACCTTGGAAACTTCCGCTTGAATAAGGGATGCAATCTGTAAATGCATAGTAATCATATTGGAAACCAATCTTACGCGATTTCTTCTGTGTAGATGAAGAAGAAACAGGCATCGGTTTAGCAGGCGTTGTAACAGGCTTCACAGAACGAATCGTACTAGGTTTTGTCACAGTCTTAACTGGACTAGAACGAAAACTTGTAGTGGTCGGAGCGCGTGTGGACGAGCTGCTGTAAGACCGCGCAAAAGATGTCGAAGGGCGAGCTGAGGATACAGACGCTGCTCTCGCTACCACCGCTGCATTCGCTTTAGCTCCGCCAATGCAAAAATACCCGATAACTGTAAGAATAATGGCAAATCCAATAGTTGCGATAATTTCCCATTGTTCAGTAGAAGGACGTAAAGCTTTTTGACGATGTAGTTTTTTAGCTTTAGATAACATCAATATATACTCCATATTTATGCTGTCGCTGTATTGTCAATCACCACCGCTTCACTTTCTGCCAGCTTCTTGGCAGCTTCGATAGCGTTTTTGAATTGCTCTTCAATACGTTTTAAATCATCAGCTTCCGTTTTATCGATTCGATAGCAGTCCTCAACCATACGTGGCAAATACAACGAGTAATTCTGGTTACTGTTGGATGGACGCATAATGGCATTTGAACGCACAGTGATTATTCGACCAATCCAGTCACTAGGGTTTGCATCCACTTCGTCGCGCATTTTTTCATTCTTGATGGCGACATCCACAATGACTTGACCACATGCAGATTTACAATGCAAAGCTCCAGCTCGCCCTTGGTTCTTTGAACCCACCTTACCCGGATTAATGCTCACGACCTCCAGTTCACAATCCGCATCAAGTTTTAATTTAACTTGGTGTTTACTTGTACCGTCTCTCCAGTGACCTTCTGGATGCTTGATTACCAGCCCCTCTTTGCCCTGCATAAGTACATTAAAGAAGTGATCGTAAGTCTCGCTCAATGAGTGGACAACATGCGTATCAATCAGCCGCACATACTTAGGCTTAAACTTGGCCAGCATCGATTTAATCAGTGCAATACGTCTTTTATATGCTGCTTCAAATTTTCCCTTTGACTTAACAGAGCTAAGAGGAATGAAGTCCCAAATCATATAGATCGGTTTTTCATTTTCAGCAAATGAGCCACCCTTTGTGACCGAATTCAAGATGCCATTTCCTACCTTGCGCGGCAGAACTACACCATCACGCTCGACAAGTAGTTCGCCATGATATTGGACATCTTTGATCAGCATATTCATTTCCGCAGTAAGGTCGGAAAAATGCTCCATAGGTAACGGCGTGCCCTGGCGTGAGGACAAGAAGAACTTCTCTTCTAAATTGGTCCCGTTGGCAAACATGCCATCAGCTTTTTCTTGCAAATAAATGCCATCTTTCCACGGCCATGCCTTCAGCTTTACTTCACTAGGCAATGAACAGCGTTGGTATGGAAATACAGGAATCAAATCAGGCACGACTTTGTTGATCGTTGCATCACTAAAACCTGCACGTAAATCTTTTCTTAAAATTCGAATTAAAAGCTCGCCTGACTTCTCTGATAATTGAGCCAGTTGGCTACGCAGCGCTTCACGCGCTGCATTGCCTGTTAGTTCACGGTTATTAAGCTTGGATAGGAACTCAAGGGTATCAACCTCATCAAACATTAATTCCCCTGTTCCTGCATCTTCTGCTTTTGGCAAAATTCCAAAGACAATAAACGGGTCATATGCCAAACGCAGAACTTCTCTGAACAACCCCTTTTCTGCTTCAAAATCCATGAGTAAAGCTAGTTTTTCATTTTTTGAGCTTTCAGATGCAATTTGGTTTAAAGCCTCTAGTAACTGATCGCTATTCATTGCTACACCTTATTACTGCTTTGCAAATGAAGGAATAAATGAATCTTTAAATGGCGAATCGCCTTCTTTGGATTTCAGCATTTCGCTTTTAGCGTTTTTAATCACTTCTCTAACATGGGCTTGATGAGCTTTAAATACTTCTTCGCCGAAATGCTCTTTTGCAGCTTGCAGAAAGACCGCTAGCCAATGATTGGTAAAATCACGAAGCATGTGACCTAGATCAAGCAAATATTCATCTTCTGATTTTTGAGCCAATAATTGTGCATATTCCTGAATTGATTCTGTGCCGGTATTCACGACTAATGCTGCTTGAACCTGTGCAACCACCCCCATAATGGCTCTCATGTAAACTTCAAGCTGTTGTGGACCTTGAACGTGAGCTTTTACAAACTCTTCGGTTAAATCCTGAATCTTGCGCATGTGATCAGGAAGTAAGGTCATGAAGCGCAATTCCTCAGCATCTACATTTGAGTCTTTTAATGCCTTGATTAAAGTCTCTAATAAATCTTCTGCGTTGCTCATAATTTTTCCTGTGTGTTTGCTTTGAAACGGTTAGCAATTTCTAAAAGCGATAATCCGCTCTCGATACTTGGTACAGTTAAGCTCTCACTCTCATTATATAAGTTAGCGCTTACTTTATTTTCTTGTTGCGATTCTACATGAACATCTTTGGTATTCAAACTATTTTTCTTTAGTTTAGTATTGATTGCATCACTTAATGAATAATTACCCTTTGAATTAACTGGAATTTCTTTTTCTGGTTTTTCACCATTAATATTAGTAAGTTCTAACTTATAATAAAATTTAGAAGAAATAGAAATTCCTTGTTTAGCCAGCCGCTTCCCAACTTGTTTTCGCATTTCTGAACGATCAATGTAATAGAGAGCCTTACCTGCCTCAATTTCACGTTCACGCATTTCGGCAGCTTCACAGTGATGTCTATGGATAGCGACTACACAAACTGCATCCACCTCGCGTTCATTTCCCTCCTGAACATTATGGATGCGCTTTAGGCATGCGGCATAATTAGGACGGTTGCCAGTATGAGGGCAAAAATCGCAGTAATAGGCATTTGTTCCGCTTCTGGATAATTCCAAATCGAGTTCAGGAAGAGTTTTAGTTACCATGATCCTTGTACTCCTTTATAGGCAGCATACTCATCTGTATCAAGAATTAATTCGCTCAGTTCGCTTCTGATAGGTCCAAAATAATTTTGAAAAATTGACTTGATCTCAGCTTCTCGCCCTTTGTCAAAAATATTGGATGCTTCGCGACCGAAAATTGATTGAGCATATTCAATTGGATTAATCGAATCCGAATTGGTAGACAATTCATCAATTAGATTACGTACAGCAGCCTTACTTAAATTCTTTACCTTTTCTGCTACTGTTGAGTAAGAAAGTCCTTCGTATTTTTCAAGAATTTCGACCGTTCGGTGATAACCGCCCTTGTTATCATGGTAATCAACAGCCTTGATCGCCAAGCCTAATACTTCATCTTGAGTATGCTTGTGGACAGCAAAATATTCTGTCAGCTCCAAAACCTTTTCATTCGTTGTGGTTTTTGTCACCATAAACCGACAATGTGGAACCCCAATAATTACTCTGTTCATTACCATGACCCCAAAACTTCACCATAAAATTCTTGTCGTTGTGCCATGAGCTGAGCTGCCTTACGCTCTTCCTCTTCTTGTTTTCGTTGCCGTTCTTCCTCTGATTCATAGCTGAATGTAAATTTGTACATTTCATCAACTGGAATCCCGAACGTTTGGGACAAGGTTTCTAAATATTGTTCAAAACCCTTTTCGGTAATCGCTGATGCGAAAGGCGCTCTAATGGCATTAATCGGAGAGTCGAGAGTCAAGTAAGTAATAAAATCATGGAAATTATCAAATTCGTGCAGGATTTCGCTTTCACGTAAATCGCTATATTCACCTGCTTTACCTTTCGCTTTTAGTGTTTTATTAAATTCGGTATCAAGAGTTGCACCATTACCTTCTTGATGGTGTTTGACTTGAGCGGTTTGATTTACCGCTGAGCCATAAATTTTGAATAATTGCGTGTTGCGTTTAGCTCCGTCCTGTACCGATAACAAGAACATCGAATAATATTTTGTCCCACTCGTATGCAATGAGTAGGCACTTCTGACCACAATTTTTAAACTCATAGTAAAAGCACCTTGAAAACTTCAACAATATTTTAAAAACAATGATTTGGAATCAAATACGATTCAGACTTTACCCATATACTTAATGCGTAAACTTACTGCGCTAATTGGCGTAATTGGTATCGCTTTTCGATACGCTGTGCGAACGATTTCAGGGTCGACTTCATTGGGGTCACATCCAGCAGGCAACGTGGCCAACCTTGCTTTTATGCCAAAGCTATTTATCTTTAAACATGCGTCGATCGCAGACAGAATTGCGGCAGGCTCTCCATCCCACATAATCGTCACGCACTCCAATCCCTCATCTTTAAGCTTTAGTAGTTCAGCCATTTGAGATTCATCACCACCTACCGAAAGATGCTTACCAAATGACGCGACAACTCCAACATTGCAAAGGAACTCGTCTTCCTTGAAGGCTTGATATATCGCCATAGCGTCAAAAGCGCCCTCTCCCATGACGATTTCAACGTAACCTAGGGCATTATGGCCGTTATATAGGTAAGTGCCCGTAGACGCGAAACCAGGAGGAAATAGATACTTCTTTTCAGCCTTTCCTGTAATGTCCCGACCCTGAAAAGACACAAGCTTGCCTTCAAGGTCCCTGACAGGAATGATGATTCTCATGCTGTAGTTTTGGTATTGCTTTTCACCCGTTGGGCCTATGTATGCAAACCAACCCTTTTGACAGAATTTCAGTCCAAATTCACGACACGTATCGAGCGTTATATTTCGCTCTTTAAGATACTTTAGGTTCTGACCCATGATCGGTAAGTCATAGGCTTTTGGAAGCTTTAGATCGCCAATTTTGGTTTGTGTGGGTTCACTTTTGCGCTTTGGCTGCCAGCCCTGCTCCTGAGCAATTGCTTTAACATGCTCGACTATCTCTTTATTGCTTAGGCTATTACCGCCTATACCCGCCTTAATAAACTTCCATTTCGAGAATTTGGTTTCGCAATCACCATGAAAGCAGTTACCCAAACCCGTATCCTGATTCAGATAGACTTTCCAGCTTGAGTTACCACATACCGGACATTCCTTAACATTCAACTGGATTCCGTTTTTTCCGCGAGTTACTTTGTATTCAAACCCTTCGCGGTTAAGCCAATACTCCATATCAATGCGGTCTAATATCTCCGCTAAACTTTCTTGATCGCTCATATTGCAAAATCGCATTAGATAAAATTAGCGCTTATTTATACTAGCACAAATTTATAAATAAGCGCTTACTATAATATTGGGTTAAATTTATTCGACGCTAATCACTTCTTCCAAGAACCTCATCATGGACACATTCTGCTTAATCACCACAGTAACCCCCATCTCTTGGTTTCGAGAAGCTGCAAAGTACAATCGAGCCTGACCTTTCGCTCTCTCTTCCTCTGTAATGTTGATGGAGATTGCAACGTCAGCGGTCCTGATTTTGTTAAAGTCCTCAGCTACGTGCTCTGCCTTGGCTACCGTTGACTTAAAGCCCTCACGGTTGGTCTGAGTAGCTGTCAGTAACGCCACGTTCTCTTCAAAAGCAATCGCGCGTAAATCAACATAGATAGCTCTTGAGTTCTCTTTTGGGTCATTTGTACGAATATCTGGACGCATCAAATCTGCATAGTCCACAATGATCATATCAAACTTGATTGGCGGTCTTATCGTTCCATCAGGGTTCCGCCCAGGATTCTTATACCTATCAATTAACGCTCTTAGCTGTGACGGAGAAAATGTACCGGAACCAAATTCATGAATAATAAATTTGCCCGCCGTCTTGGCTACCGTCTCGACCGCAGTTGCAACACTTGCAGCCTTCGACGCCAATTCTTTCATGATCACTTTTGAAATAGAGGCATCTAAACGGTCTGCAATAATGTCTTTACCAACTTCTAGCGTTACATATAGAACGTTGTATTTAGCAAAGCTTGCGATACGGCCAAAGTGAATAAGCGCTTGCGTCTTACCTGCTTTTGCACCGCCCATTAATAGAGACAGCTCCTTGCGTCCCCAACCTCTGTGATAGAGCAGATCATCAAGTTCTTTACAGCCAGTAGTAATGCCTGTCGGAGGTACTTTGCCTGTCAGCTTCTCGATACGTGCCAGCTTACGATTCAACGCCTGAGCGAAGAAGTCATAACCAACACCCTCTTCATTCAATCCGACCGCAATAGCTTCCTTGATACGCGCTTCAATCTTGGCGTAATTACCTGCCTCAAGATCAGGAACCGAATTAACAATCGCATTGGATACCGCCTGTTTTCGCGCGAACTCAACAACCTTTTCTTCAACGAAAGCCTTGTCAGTGACATAGATGCCAATTAATTTCTTTCTAGCTTCCACAATTGCCGCTAAGGTTTCTCGCTTATAAACTTTAGAAGCAGCTTTATCCTTGATAATTTGGACAACAGAAGCAGGATCAGGAGAACATCCATATTTATTGAAGTGTTGGAGCGCAATATCGACCAGACATGCTTCACCCTGATTTTCGAAAAATTCTGGCTTCAGAATATGGGCGGCTCTTCTAAGAAACTCATCATCACGTAAAGTTAAAGCCGCAATTTTTGATTGAAACTCATCGTCGTAATCAAACTTTTCTTCGGTGAAGCCTTCGAGTTCTTTATCAACGACCTCTTCTTCATGAATTTCGGCCACAGCAGTAGACATATAAGATAATCCTTATAGAAAATAGATGGCTTACGTTTAAGATTTAGATTTCGACTTTCTCTCTAGCTCATCAACTAGGTCTTCAATCCCCTTAGTTGGTGAGAACTCGGAAATTTGGTGTTTAAAAAGAACACGCGCACGATAACGACCGTTTTTATCACCATTCAAATAACAACGAAGCGAGATCGTTTCTGCATCCGCAGCACGGATGTATCCACGTACAACTTCGCCGTCTGTTTTAATGACTACAATTTCCTGTTCTTGCTCTTGCAGCTTGCGAACAAACTTCATGTAGCCCATTTCTTCAATTTCGCATTCGTTCGCTGGCAGCCTACGCCCATACGTTTTACGCGGCTGAAATTGAAGTTTTTGCTTTTCTTCCGTATTTAAGTAAATAGACTCCTTTGAAATTGGAGCGCTATTGCCGAACTTGTTTTGTATCGCAAGTTCTTTCTGCCATTCGCTCATTAAAACCTCGAGACATTAGTAATTACTATAAAAACGATATTATCAAATTATAGTAAGCGCTTATTAATATTTTGAGAGAAAAAAGCATTAAATAATGGATTTAATAGCTTGGTTGATGATCGAAATGTCAAAAGACTCTAAAGCTTTTTCAATGCGAAGTGCATCATAGCGATAAATGCATGTCCCTAATGAATAATGCTGCACTTGACGCATCCGCACCTGCTTAACAATAAAATCTTCATAATCAACTTGCATTGGACTGTTATGAAAAAGTGTAGCGGTAAAATATGGACTTTTAGCGATCTGGAGCGAAGCTTGACAATAAGACTCCCACTCATGGAACACTTCAATTAACAGTTCTTCTTTTTTTAGTTGAGCAGGTCTAGGTGGCAAAGGTCTACCATTCGCAATCACCTTAAAGCATTTATCAAATGCGGTTTTTAAATAGAAGTCATAACGCATTCCCAAAGCATCAACTGCCTGTCTGAGTCGCCAAAATGACAAGGCCTCACGGCTGAGTAAGAAATCTCGCTCCTTAATGGGTTTAACGAATTCGGCCGCCTTATGATCAATAGCTTTTCTATAAAAGTTTCGATATTCATTTTTGAAAAGCCGAAAGAAGTAATAAGTGGCTTGCATGGGATGCATCAGCCTATAGTCAAACCACTTGGTTGTCATTAACTGCGTTTCTAGCGTCCGCTCTTTCTTAGGAATGTACTGAATGGTGAGAATTTCGTAATGTTCTAAATCAAGGTCATTGCCATAAAAGTGACCCGCCCAATCTAAATACTTGGGTATTTGTTTTTCAACTTGGGACATCCGATCGTTTCCGAATAATTAATATAAAAACTTAAATATTATAGAAAGTATTATTTAATTATTCGTTAGCACTTCAAAAACCCAAGTTTTCGGAAAAGACCCAAGTGCCGGAATGTTTAAGCCGGTCTTTTAGAGTTATAAAGTTCAATTAATGCGTGTTGTAAAGTTACGCCTTTAATCTGGGCATATTCGCGGACGTATTCCTTGGTTACGCCTTCATCCAGCTTTAATAGAGCCTCATACAATCGTTTTATGCCATTTAATTCAAATTCATCCTTTTCTTCTACTGGCTTTTCAATAGCAGACTTATAAACGCCAGATTCAACGATAAATTCTTTTAATGGGTTCTCTTTGTTAAGGTCCTCTTCGCTGAGATCACTACCCAAAAACTCTTGGGTCGATACTTTTGGAAGCCTAATGTTTTCTAAAGGAGCGCCTGTCTTTTTAGCTGAATCGGAAGAAGGCTTGCTGTCATGGATTTCTTTCGCTTCGCCTTCAATGAAGTTATCGGTTTTTAAACTTACTTCAAAATAAATGCCCGTGATATTACGTCCTGTCTTGATTTTCTTTTCAGTAATAAACAGGTCAGTAAAACTATTAATCTGATCAATTGCCGGCTTCAATACACGTTTATTGAAGTTGGTCATATCCGTACTTTCGGGATTTTTCTTGTCTCTATACTCATGAGGAAGAAGGCCCATCTTGGCACGGAAGTCCTCAAAGTCATAAACAGGAGTTTTACGTATATCCGAATTTTTCCAACTAGCGACCAACTCATACAGACGGATGCCATATTTACTGGTCACATCGCGTAAATTGTCGATGGCATATTTGGTAAAGGTTCCTTCTAGCTTGGTTACTAGAGGAATTACATCAGGAGCTAGGGTGATCGTTAATAATGCATCATCCTTAACGTATGAAACTCGTGATACCCAACGTGACCGAACCACCTCAATCTTGCCATTTCGCATTGTGGTGTAAGAAAAACGTCTTTCAAATAAGGTATCTTCGGCTTCCTTCAGTGTTTTATATGCCGCGCTCACTGTTGTATTAAATTTTTGGGCATATAAGGAAGCCGGAATCTCAATAATTGTTTCGGCAGTCAGGTCTGCATTCTTGTTTCTGGAAACTAAAATGGCGAGTAGAATTATTCTTTGCTCAGCAGTGTCCAAAGCGTAGCTTGCATTAATCAATGCATTCGCTTTATAAACATCTGAATTCCTAATAAGTTCCGCCATATATTCCGTTTCAGAAAGGTTTTATTGGTTTTCGTAAAAGGTACATGATTAGATAATGTTTGTAAATCTAGTTAATCAGTCAGAATTGAGCTGATTTATATTTAAGGATTTTGACCAAAACATGACAATGTAATGACATTACCGGAGTTTTTGTACCGTTATAGGCATTCCTTCGGAATTTTTGTACCGTTATCGCCTGTTTTGAACGGAGAAAATGTACCGTTATGACTCCCCTATCGGAGTTTTTGTACCGTTATGATGATTTTGGCTATTAGTTTAGCGGAGAAAATGTACCTTTATAGGGGTGTAAACGGAGAAAATGTACCGAAATCCTTTTATGTATTCTTTAAGTTAATGAAAAAATGGCTTTAAAAGGTACTTATTCGGAGTTTTTGTACCTTTATAGGACTTCTAACGGAGAAAATGTACCGTTAAAGGCGATTTAACGGAGTTTTTGTACCTTTTAAACTATTGAAAATACAGGACAGAATTTTTGTACCGTTAAAAAGGAATATTTGTACCGTAATTAAAACTTTTTGTACCGTTAAAACGGAGTATTTGTACCGCTCAAACGGAGTTTTTGTACCTTAATAGGCTTTGAAAGTATTTGATAGCAATCGTTTCAGAGCTTCTAAAAGAAAAAAAGAAAAGATTTTAAATTCAAATAGGTTTTAAGTTATCCACAACGGAATTTTTGTACCGTTATTATTAGAACTCTTGTAATTCAAAGCATAGAGCGTTTTTGAAAAAAAGAGTTCACAGGAAGAAGTAAAATTGGGTTTAGTTTTAAATTCAAATTAAGATTTGTTTTGAAGATAAGAGTACATAAGGATAATGCATGTTGTTAAAAACATTATTCCCCCTACCAGATGCCAAAGAAATGAAATCATTGTTCTATCGGCTCATCATAGGTACACACTGTAAACAGACAGTGACATGGATATTGTTTTGAATTGTTGAAGCTGTACATCCTGAAAACAGGATGCACAGCATTAATGTACCGAAATGCTTCATGATAAGAATAATTTCTTTTCAGCAGCACGGCGGTTAACTAATCCATTAATACGTTTGCCATTGTCAAAAATCCAACGATCAAACTGATTTGCAGCAGCAATATAGTTTCCTTGGTTAAGGACAGCCAACATTGTACTTTTGACAAATGCAGTTTCACCTACGTTGTAAACAAACGAAGCAAGCGCATCAAATTGATTTTGAGTTACCTTGACCTTCACATACTTATCAAGACAAGCATCAACCCACTTACAATCGTTTTTAAGCCATTCTTCTGCTTGAACACGAGTACAAGTATCACCCATTTTTACAGGTTGGCCGTTTGGATATTTGATTGTGCCGAAGCCAATAGTCGGGACGCTACCAGTATCCAGATATGCCGTATTCCTGAAACCTTCAAATCCACGTATAAGTTCATATCCTTTTTCGGAAATATCCCATTGCCCTGTAACGCCAGATTCAAGTTTGTAACCAATGAGTTTGGCGAAAGTTTCTAATCCCGCCTTCTCGATAATCTCGTCACCAGCAGTTACTTGTTCCTGAGTTAATCTGCCTCCTGACATCGCCCGAAGCCAAGAATAAGTTTGCGCAATCTGAGCCATTTGCACTGATGCAAGTGCGGATACCATGCTACTCATTAATCTTTAAACTCCTTCAGGTCGTTTTTAATATCAGTTGCAACTTCGAAAATGTCGGAATCCTCCTTCTTTTCGATATAGTTGAAAATCCAACGGACAATAGCCCACCCCGGCAAACCACATGTGAAGAAGAAACCGCCAAGCGCGATCATTCCCCATACGTCTGTTGCCCAAGCATGAAGGTTAAATTTGATGATGATGAAAGAGCCGCCAGCCAAGCTTGAAATTACTGTGGTAATCAAGCCAACTCCCCACTCTCTCGGAGATCTCGGCATCCGCATCATGAGCACTACAGCCGCAACTGCCATCACACAGATTGCGACTACGATAGTCATGCCAAATGCCTTCCAAGCAGCGAATCCACCGATAGTAGTTGATACTGGTTCGGTCATGATTTTCTCGCCTTAGATTAGTTGAGAAAATATAACATTTTTACTATATTTTATAAATAAGCACTTACTAATAATTTATGAGTGTGTAAAAATTATCGTTGTTCAATTTTTAGGATGTTTACTATGGCATTAAAGCAGATCACGAAAGATGAAGCTAACCTTTTGAACGTTCTTTTAGGGCAAGTCAACTTGCTCGAAGGTCAAAATGGAAAGCCGGTTGAAAACTTGACCTTGATTTACGATCGGAAGACTCCTGGTCTAGCTTCGGTCGGACTGGTTTATGTAGATGAAACCACTACCACTGAAGAAAATGGCGGTACTGCGTAACCATTCGACTTCATTAAAAAGGCTTCCAACTGGAAGCCTTTTTATTACATATTAGTGACGTCAATTGCCATAGCAATACAAGTGGCATTTCCGACTGCGGCTGTGCTAGAGCCTCTATCCTTTGCTACTTTATTCCAAATATATTGCAAATTAAATGTACCGTTTGCTTCGTCAATCCAGAAAGCAGGAATGCAGAAATTTAATCCAAAACTATTTCTGAGAATAAAACATTTACCTTGATACCCAAGTTGAGTAATAACAATAGCAATTTTTTTGCCCACAGTTCCGCCAGCAATTGGCTCAATGTAAGTGGCACTTGGAGTTGTCAGAGGCATATTGTAATTTTGATTCATCCTAATAGCTTGAAGATAACTTACTGGACGGAATATTGGCATATTGGAGTTAAAAATTGGTCGCTCGCTTTCATCGTAGATTTCAATGCCAAAGTTTGTTGCGCTACTTGCTACAAAAGCCTCTCGCATATTCATAAACTCATAAACTGTAAACGTTCCTTCCTCTTTGTAATGAGCATTATTTAATATCTCGATAGAATAGACACGATTAACGCCTACGGGAATATTGTCCTGTAAATCGAATCGCAATCTTCTGTTTGCGTAGTCATGCAAATAGATGGCAATAATTGATTTAGGGGTTAGACATGTGTAGTCCATCTTACTGGCTGTGTAAGTCGTTTTTCGCCCTAAATACAAATGAGAAGATTGCCCGTCAATTTGAATGTCACCAGTATTAGTTTGGATAAAGATACCTTCAGGCATTAGTATGCTCCGTAATAAATACGTATAGGGGTATCACCTGAACTGTAACAGTTAACATTAATAGTTAAGGTGTCCCCTACTAACTCACCAATAAAGATGTAAAGAAGATTTTTTCGCATTCGCACATGGCCAGATGAGTCGGCATATTCGGTGTTATAGTCATATACTTTCCACGTTGTATAATCGGCCAAACTGTTATCCGGACTAAAGATAAAAGGATGCGCATTGATAAAACGTGAATCAGTCACAGAATAACTGGTATTAGCATACTGCCGAGGCACCTCAATGTACCCAAATACCTTACCTGTTAAGTCTGTTAAATCTAAGATTAATTCAGCCTTCTCATTGTAGACCTGTAAGCCTTCTGGCATTTTTGACTCCTTGGTCTTGCTCTTCGTAAAAAGCGCAAGACCGATAATGAATAGTGCCGCAATTAATAAAGCGATTACCATAAACCTAATCTCACTCTGACAGTGTTGTTGTCATCGTAGACAGTGATCAAACTTCCAGTTAAAACCATTCGTGCGCCATTTGGTCTTGAAGGGTCTCTATAAGTGGTAATAGTCCCTAGGGTTGCGCTAAGCGCACTTAAACTTGAGGCATTGATTTTTTCCGCGTTGATATAGCCGATTGACGCATTGTCCAAATACAGTCCGGCAGGTACGACTGTTCCATTTGGCAACGTTGTGGCTGTCGGTTGATAAACAAATGCGTATTTAGGTGCTACAGAACCCGCTGCGGCATCAGATGGCGGAGCGATGGCGAACTTGTTAGCCTGAATAATGAAATCAACGGTTTTGCTATCGTTCTCAATCCCAACACCGCCAATTAAATTGCCGGATTGCAACTTCAAAGTTGCTCTTGATTTCAATCCATCAATTGATTGTTGCTGCGATTGAATTGACGCCGTATGTCCACCCACAGTTGTTTGCAGATTGGTAATACTTGTCGCCTGAGTTGAGACTTTTCCATCAATCGTTGATACCTTGGCATCAAGTGAAGATAAAGCTGAAACCTCAGCTTTATTAGCCAGACCATCCGTCAAGGTTTTGATGTCCTGAGTCCATGAGCCCCAAGTTGATGTACTGGTGCTGCGACGTTCAGCCGTAAGTTTTGAATCTGTACCTCGTGCAATCTGGATGATCGGACCACCAGATGCGTCAGTCCAATAAACGTATGTTTCAAGGGAGACATATGTACCCATGCCAGTCAAACCTAGCACAGAGGCTTGCTTGAACTCGCGAACGATACGCAATGGATAGTTTGACCAATACCACGATGGAGGCTGATTAGTAGATCGAGTATCGGATACTGCAACATCCTTTAATAAGCCATTCACAGATGCATTCAGCGAAGTAATACTTGAGCCTTGAGAGGTAATTGCACCTTCGGTTGTAGTTACGCGGTTGGCGAGGTTTGTTAGAGCCGAACTATCTGCTTTTGTTGCTAACGTGCCGTTAATATTGGTGATGCTATTGTTTAGCGAGGTAATACTACTGCTATGTGAAGCAATATCCTTACCTTGCTGAGTCACTGTGTTCGACAATGACGAAATGGCAGAAGCATTTGCATCCAGTTGAGTGGTTAAAGTTCGAGAGTCACCTAAACCTACAGGTACACCATTCACAAAACTAAGTGGGTATTCAATCCACTGATTAGGAACAGTCGAATCAAACATACCGAGAATACCATTGCCTGCATCTAGGTCTTTGCGTCCTACAAAAATAGGAAGAGCATTCCAGTTCCAAGATCTGAAATATGTGTCGCCAGCACCACAAGCAAGTAAAAGCGCACGTAAATCAGTATTTGGGTTTGAATTTCCAACTGAGCCAATGTTGTCTGTACCCACGATTGCAAAGTAAGTGCCCGATGCAAGCGCCTTGATAGCGGCATAGATGGCGTTACATGCAGATACGATGTCGCCATAGGTGTCATATTGCGTACAGCTTTCAACGTCCCCATTTTTAAACACAATGAGATTTAAACCGCGCCCAAATCCATATAATCGCGTATTGTTTCCAGTGTAGACGCCAGCCGCCTTTGGCATGCCAACGGCAGAGCCGTTACGGAAAGTCACCAGCGAATATGACTTCGTATTACCGATTTGATTTGTGAGCGAGGTAATGCTGCTGCTATTTGATGTAATAATATTGCCTTGCTGACTTACTGTATTAGTAAGATTTGCGATAGCAGCGGCATTTGCATTGCTATCGGGGATATAATCATATGGACTTGGAATCCAAGCATCTGTTGTGAGTACATCGCCTTTGACTAAAACTGCCCAATAAACAGTACCGATAGTGCCCTTATCTGCGGTCGGACGGTTGATCATGTAGAAGTGGATAATTGGGCCAGAGGCAACTGCGCTGTTTTTAACAAAGGTAACTTTGCTGATAACCTTACCGTCTGTATTAACAATAGATTGCAAAGTCTGGCTACCACCACCCGCGTAAACCGCTAGGTAAGAGTTGTTATCGCCAGTCCCTCGTTTATGTTCAGCGCACCAGATCAAGGTGTATTTAGCGCCAATTTCCCAATCTTCACCTAGTTTGTAAGTGTGGTGTGGGTATGAGACGCCATCATACAAGCCAACTACATTTGATTTAATGAGAAGGTTAGTTCCACCTTTTCCGCTAACTGCTAATGAGTTAGTCAATGAGGTAATTGAGTTACCTTGGCTTGTGATATTTCCTTCTGCATTTGTTACGCGGTTAGAGAGCGAATTTAACGCTGTCGCATCTGCCTTTTGAGCAAGGGTGGCATTGATGTTTGTGACGCTATTGTTGAGCGAAACAATATTGTTAGATGCGGAAGTTACACGGCCGTCAATGTTTGTAACTTTGGAATCAAGCGTACTTAATGCAGACGAGGTTGCTTGCAAGTCGGTTGCTAATTTCTTATTACCTGTAATGTTACGTACTTGAATGTTCGTAACATGCCATTGCTGCCCCGCTGCTTCTGACGCAGCTATACTTACTTGAAGCCAAGGTCGAATATCAACCATGCCATTTGGCACAGTGAAATAACCTTCCACCATACCCCAAGCATTTTTGTCCGTAGACTTAATGGCAACGCTATACCATGTATAAGTGCCTGCGCTGTTCCGAGTATTGAAACCAAGCACGGCAGAAGCGGTTGCTGATGTATTTGGCGTCGCAAACCAAGCCGAAACATAGAACATGTCGCCAACATTACATTTGACGAAAGGACCGTAATAACTATCGCGGTTATTCAGTCTTAATGCTTTTGGAGAAGGCGGGTTAGGTGCTGCGTCAGTCGCATCAACAATTACGCCAGATGTCCAATCGCTTTTCGGGTCTACGAAATCAGGATTAAGAACAAGATTCGATAAATCGTTGTTAGTAATCTTGTTGGTTAAGGTGGTAATAGAATTACTTTGTGAAGTAATTGTATTACCCTGTTGAGACACAGTATTTGTCAGATTGCTAATTGCAGATGCAGTGGCATTAAGCGTTGTTGAAATGTCTAATAAAGACGGCTCAATGATCGCCGAAATGCCATTAGATGCGAGGTCTGCCTCTGCCATGAAGCTTGCAGACCAACCATTCATCCATTCGTCTGGCGGAGTTGTATAGCCGATTTCGGCATCAATGTTGAATTTTGGATACTGCCAATAAGCACCGGGCGCTTGGGACGTCAAAATAATGACTACTGTGCCATTACGGACGCCCATGCGAACTCGAATTGGCATGGTGCCCGAATTCACTACACCATGTTGAAGTAGAGAGGTGCCCGAATATGCATAACCCCCAATGTTCAGATTAATTTCATTCTTAGCGGCCAAGTAGTTATAGCCAGTAAGTGAAAGTCGGAACATTTTATTTGTGAACGTAATTGGCGTTTGGATTACGATATTGCCAGTTAGATTTGCGCCGTTTTGTTGCCACACCAGCACGCCTCTAAATAACTTAGCTGCGCCAGTGCCGCCCTGAATCTTTGGCAATGCAGCGTTGGCTGTATTGGTTGTAACCGTCAAGCTGTTACTTAAATTAGTAATCGCGTTGCTTTGATTTGTTAAACCATTTTCAGCAGCCGTCATTCTTGTCGAAAGCCCGCTTAGAGCCGAGTTTGCCGCTGAGATATTCCCTTCTGCTGCACTCATACGAGAGTTAAGCGAAGTGATTGAATTTGTTGCTGTCGTTAAGCGTCCATCAACTTCTGATACTTTGGTATCAAGAGCGCTAATCGCTGATGCATTTGCATCATTGGCAACAATTGCCTCTGCATCTTCCAGAATTAGGTAATCAAGCTCAACAATGCCCGTTTGCGCCGAATAGTTTGCAATAAACATCGGCGTGATGAAGCCTGCTTGTTGTGAAACAGTACGTGGGCTTGTTTTTGAGCCTGAACCTGATGCCGCTCCTGCTGATCGACCTTTGATATACGCAACGATTTCTTGCCATTCATCGATCGCAGGCGCGTGGGCATTAACGACATAGTTAGAAGATCCCATGTCGCCCGATAATGCGTTGGCTGTTGTTACGTATAGTGCCTTGTCTGGGGTTTTCTGAGAGACACCGACATAAATGGTGCCATTGCCGGCACGACGGCGATAACGTACTCGTAAGCGATATGTTTTGGTTGCGTCAAATGGAATGAAGTTATTTGGATGCATCCAAACAATGTCATTGCCCGCGTTGTTACCGAGTTGAATAACTCGTCCGGCTTGACCGTCAGCCTGTGCAACAATTGAGTATTCGCCTGACGTGTTAAAGAATGTCCAATCGCTCTGTGCATTACCCGCATTCATTGAAATGCTTGAAGTAGCGTTGCTTAAAGTTGAACTTAAAGCTGTAATGGCATTGGTATTTGACGTTACTTTGCCATCGACATTCGTAACTTTCGTGTCGAGGTTTTGAAGCGCAGAAGCATCAGCTTTTTTGTTTAAATTGCCTTCTGTGGTCGTCATGCGACTTTCGAGGCTAGTAACACGTCCCGCAGTTGCATTATTTTGATTCGTGGCTGTATTGAACAGGTCAGTCGCTTTTGCTTGAGTGGAAAGAATCATTCCAGTTGGGTCGCTACCTGCAATCCAAGCCGAAGGGGTTGTGTTGTTACCAACTTGCCGTTCAAGCATCATTCTTTCGATATTGATAACTTGTCCCGCAGGTTTGCCTGTAGGGTTTCCGATTAACAGCATACATGCAGCGGCACCACCAGCGGGCACCGTGAACACCCCGCTATAGCGGGTTAATGTTGCGGTAATATTAAAGCGCAGGCGTGTACTATCTACATTGTAGAGTTGCCACTCAATAGCATGCGGTGGGGTTCCGCCAACAGTTTTGGCAACAAAACTAAAAATGTATGTACCTTCTGTTAGCCACTGTCGCGGAACTTGGCCGCCTCCAATGTTGAAGTATGTGCCGTTCCCTGAAGAAGCAGGCATCGTGAATTGGAACGCGCGTACATTTACCGTATCTGGCGATTGGATGATTTCAAATGGCAATCCAGACGTCCAGTTGGTTGGCTTTTCTACTGGATTTGAAATCTCAGGGCCAAGCAAGTTCACGCCCTGATTCGGCAACCCATCAAAGCTGCTTTGTAATGCGGTTAATGCAGAAGAGTTAGATGTAACTTTGCCGTCGATTAGGGTTACTTTTGAATCAAGCGACTGTAATGCGCTCGTATCCGCTTTACTCGAAAGTGCGCCATTAATGCTTGAAATGCTGTTGTTGAGTTGGGTAATAGAATTACTATGGGAAGTAATGGTATTACCCTGCTGGCTGACTGTATTTGATAGGGTGTTAATCGCATTCGCATTGGCTGCAATAGCATCGCTATAAGCCTTTGGAATGGTGTCGTTCACAGCCGTTACATCAAATACTTCATAAGAAGCAAGAATGACAAAGACTGGATTATCAACCGTTGGTACTGGCGGGGTAGTACCGGCAATTACGCGGAAATGACCTTGAATAGTAGAGCCACTTAAATCAGCCCCACCTTGTACGACAGAGTAGTACGTTTCAAATTTGCCAGTTCCTAGATCATTACCCAAGATTCGGATGTATCCACCCGTACCCGTAGCATTACCGATGGCTTGTAATTTTGTACCCACTGGCATCTTAATAATTTGTTTAATTAAGAAGGTTTTATTTGCAGTGAGTACAAGCGTAGGTGAAGTTGGATACCAGCCACCGCCCAACGCTTGAGTTGCCTTAATGAGCATTTCATTGGTTGAGCCAGTAGGGTTGTCCGTTGACTTGGCTTGCTTAATCCATGAGGTGCCCGCAGGGAAATTGTATGCAGACAACCCGCCAGCAGAGGTCGTTTTGAAAGTTGGATCGTCGCGTAGAGGCTTGCCAAGAGATAACAGTCGCGCCAGAACGTTTACGTCGTTCAAGTTACTGTTTGTTAGATCAAGGCTATTGCTAAGCGAAGTAATCTGCCCGCTTTGACTTGAAATCTTGCCCTCGGCTGTTTCCACTCGGCTAGTTAAGTTATTGACCGCGCTTGAATCGGCTTTGTTTGCCAGTGTTCCATTGATTGAGGTGACGCTATTTTGTAGCGATGCAATTGAATCACTTTGATTGGTGATCTTGCCCTCAGCGGTTGCCATGCGTGTCGATAGTCCACCAACCGCAGTATTTGCGCTATTGATGTTTCCTTCGGCCGCAGACATGCGAGAATTTAATGACGTAATCGAATCCGTAGCAGTTGTTAAACGACCGTCAATGTTTTCAACTTTCGTTTGTGTGTTTTGGATTGCGGACGCATTAGCATCAAGCGCAGCTTGTGTATCGCGTGGGCTTGGACTCCAAGCGGTAGCCTTTGTGCCCGCTTCAATTTGCAGTTTACGAATCGTCGGGATACGGCCAGTTCCATAAGTCCCGTAGAACTCAATTGTTGAAACAGTTGTACTTGCGGTGTGCGATTTTGGACTAACTGTTACTGAGTATTTGGCAAACTGATTGACGATAACCGCGTTAACGGAAGTAACGAATTGGTGAGCAGAACCATTTGACGAATAAACTTGAACTGGTCCAGCCACAGGAACGCTCATTTCAAACGAAATCGTGATTGGCTTCTCAAGGTTTTCGTCATAGAACGCTTTTAATTCGGCGCTACGTTCATACAGTAAATATTCGCGCTTCGTTGCGGCAGTTGAAGTGCGAGGAGCTTCGGAGTTCGCAACAACGTTTACGCCACCAATCGTCAATTGGCTGTTGAACTTGTCGATTGCGGCAGAGGCGGCAGAATCAGCCTCAGTTTTTGTGTAGTAGTTGTTTAAAGCAGATGCGTCTGCTTTGGTTGATAGCCCATTCTCAACTGTCGTAACACGCCCTTGAAGAGCGGTAACGGCACTTGTGTTGTTTGTAACGCGGCCATCAATGCTAGTCACTTTTGTATCAAGTGAAGTTAGTGCGGACGCATCAGCCTTTTTAGAGACGACATTATTGGTAGTGGCTAAGTCGTTACGTAAAGAGGTGATTGAATTACTTTGGCTAGTAATTGAGCCTTCTGCATTCGCCATCCGGGTGGTGAGATTATTGATGGCCGATGCGCTTGCATCCAAAGAGTTGTAGATGCCGTTAAGGTCTGCCGAACCAACTACCCAAGGCGATGCCTCTTTGTTATCCCCCACATATTCTTCGATCATTAACTTGTCCATCGTTAAGATCGCGCCGGCAGGAGTCAAAGAGGTAGATGAAGCGCCGCCTGTATACAGCAGAATCGAAGCAGTTACCCCGTCTGCGTGAATTGGGGATGAAAGGTATAAGGTGTATTTAACTAAGTCAGTTGTGAATGAAACGTTCTGCGCTTGAGTTGATGTCCACAATAAAGTGACAACTTGAACATTCGCACCGCTTTGGTTAAATACGCGCAATGCAAAACGGCCAATAAATCCAGCTACATCAGATTTTGCATAGAAGCTGAATAGTAATTTTGATCCACCACGAACAGCTACGGGAGCTTGTTTTCCATTGCTGTATTGACCGATGTAAACGTAATTGCCTACATTCGATGTTACGTTTTTAAAGTTATAAGCCTTTCCAGTTCTTAACACTGAATCGACCAAGCTAACTTCTACACCAGTATTCGATAATGTGTACGGTACTACTTGAGGGTCAGAATATGGAGCAATAAGTAAGTTGGCCCCTTTGCCTGTACTTAGTTCCGATTTTAGTGAGGTGATTGCACTTGCATTGCTTGCAACCTTTCCGTCGATGCTTGTTACTTTTGAGTCAAGGCTATTTAAAGCGCTAGAATCGGCCTTAGTCGAGATGGCATTATTGGCTGCGACCAAATCATTTTTGAGCGATACGATTGCCGAGCCTTGTGATGAGATTTGGCCCTCTGCGGTAGTAACTCGGTTAGATAACGAATTTAAAGCCGTAGCATCAGCTTTCTTCGTAAGTTCGCCATTGATTGATGTAACGCTGTTATTCAATTGAGTAATTGAATCGCCTTGGCTAGTAATTACCCCCTCGGCGTTCGTTACACGAGTTTTAAGATTGTTAATGGCAGAAGCATTGGCATCAAGAGCGGATTTAATAGCGCTTAAATCTGTTGGCCCTGCTGTCCAAGTTGATGCTGGAACATCGACGCCGACAACCTCCTCAAGCATCAACATATCAATGAGAATGCGAGAGCCAGCGACGTTATAAACGCTATTACCAGCACAAATAATAGCAAATGCAACTGCATCCACTGGCGCCGTTACAGCTTTACAGCTAACTGTGCCACCCTCATTTGACGGTGTTACTCGTGTGTTATTAGTTGCCTGATTTACTAATACTGTTTGAGTAGCCGAGTAGGCGCCTTCTGACGTGCGTCTGAACCAATGCAGCGTAAAATAAACTTCCGCTTGCTTTGTAGGATCAATGTTTTTTAAGTAGGCGCTGAGCATGTAACGCTTACCGCCACTTACCACACCTGCCGCCGCAGTATTGACCGTAGAAACTGACGAAGAGCCAAAATAAATACTGCCAGCCACCGCATTAAAGGTAACGTCATAAGCCTTACCATTAATGCGCATAGGTGAATTAATTAAAGCGACAGTTCTTGATGCGCCAATGACGTAAGGCGAAAGTTCCTGTGGGTCCGAGAACGGCGCAATGATATTGTTGATGCCCTTACCTGTACTTAGCTCAGACTTTAAGGAAGTCAGTGCTGAAGCGGTTGCCGCCGAATTGATAACGGCTGTATTTGCTGTCTGTTGAGCTGCTGCCGCTGCATTAATCGCATCTGCGGTTTTGCCTTCGTTTGTGGTTAAACGAGAGTCAAGCGAAGTGATTTTTGATGTATTTGCACTTGTATTTGTCGCGTTGGTATTAATTTGCGTTTGCAGACTAGACAAAGTGTCATTTGTGCTCGACTTGTAAGTCTCAATGTTGCTTAACAGTGCAGCATCTTCTGACTTGCGCTGAGACGTTTCTGTGGTGAGGCCGTCATTCAGTTTAGAAATTGCAGTAGTGCGGGCGTTTGCCTCGTCAGCGATCTTCTGGTTTAACTGATTAGTCGAAGATGTTAAATCGGAAGCCACTTTAGATGCGGCTGCCGCTGCGTTATCTGCTGTAGTTTGAGCATTTGTAGCAGTTGTATTTGCCTTGGCTGCTGCCGTAGAGGCGCTATCAGCCATAGCTTTAGCCGTATCCGCTGCATTCTTGGCAGTTGTCGCCACGTTGCTTGCAGAAGTTGCAGCCGTTACAGCTTGGTCCGCTGCATTTTTGGCGTTAGCCGCTGTAGCGCTTGCTTCACTAGCGATTTGTTGAGCCGATGACGCTTGTGTCTGGGCAGAGCTTGCTGCTTTTTGAGCTTCGGAAGCTGCTGTTTTGGCATCTGTCGCTGCTGTTTGTGCGTTTGTTGCCGCCGTTTGAGCGTTGTCAGCAACAATCTTTGCGGCTTCCGATACGGTTACTGAATTTTCAATCTTGCCCTGTAATTCAGTTGCAAGGTCGCTTTCTCCAATTTGACCAGAGATTAGATCAAGTACCTGATCTGGGTCATTTCCAGTCGTGCCTTTAACGAAGTTCGACCAATCACTTTCATTGCCAGACTTATCAACGGTTTTCGTTCTGTACCATTGATCGAGACCGCCCTGTAATCCCTGAATAGTCAAGGTGTTTGTAGGATACGAAACATTACCGAGCAATCTAGGGTTTGAGCCATCAGCCCGATCACTTACTTCAATGACAACATGTGATAGGTCAGAGTTACCTGCCGGATAAACCCAATCGAGCTTCATGCCGAACAATAACGGCGTAGTTGTTAATGAAAGGACATTAGTTGGCTTACCAACTTTTCCTTTTACGTCGGTGCTTGTTGAATACTTCGGATAAGAACGTGCACCAAAAAGGTTGTACGCAACAACGCGAGCTGTATAGGCTCCCGCGTATACATCTTCTACCTCAACACTTAACGAAGTGGTCTGTGGAAGCTTGACCCAGTTGCCATCATTGCGTTTCCATTCGACTTCATAACGCGCTGCATTTTTCGCTTCTTTCCAGCTAATAACGAGGCGAGTTTTTGCGACATTTTGAGTGGTAATAATTTCACTCTTAATCTCGACACTTGCAGGAGGTTCCTGATTGCGAGAGTTCAAGATTGAAGTCGGCGGAACATCAAGCATCAAATCATTTTCAATAGATTGATACTTGTTAGGATTGTGAGGAACGGCAGTAATGTTATAAGTGCCCTTTTCTTCACCTTGAGCAACGTTTACAACGCGAGCGATTACTGGTTGTAATTCTGCCGCTTTGATAATCCATAAAGCGTATTTGACAGGCATAACCGTCAAGGCTTCAGCCCATTCAACCACTGTTACTTCTTTGGTGTGTCCAGAAACGGTTACTGTCTTTTTGGTATGAGAAGCAATTTCGCGCTCTGCTAATGACCCATCTTCTAAACGGATCACAAGCGTCAAATCGGTAAATTCCCCAAAATCAACCAGATCATCAAGAACTGCCTGTTTGGCTGTGCAATCTAGTAAACGTCCACCAAAACGTTTACCTGCGCGGTCACGGTCCTGAACGTAAATCAAATCACCCGGCAAAAGGAGAGCTGCATCAATGCCGACATTGAATGTGATTGTTTCTGACTGTTGGTGCTCGCTGTATAGCAACCAACGGCCATAACGAGCAGCTTGACCGCGTGACGTACACCCGAATGCCATGACTTCTGTTTTGCGAATGCCGTAGCGCTCAATGAGTTCAGGGTCTTCAACTACTTCTGGAACTTGTTTGTAGTCGTCATTCGGATCATTCCATGTAACTACCGCGACTGAATGACGGTCTTTATTCGAAGTTCCCTGATAAGAGAAATCGCCAACAATATTGGTATTGTTGAACAGCATTTGCGGAGTGCCTGGCGCATCGATGGTAAAGCCCACCATATGGCCTGCCCAGTAAGCCATGCCGTTAAATGCCGAGCAAATATCGACAATGAGGTCATACGCTTCAACACGAGTATTGATAACGCAGTTAATTGTGTATCGCGGTTCTTTGTTGCCAAAGCCGTCATCAACAAGCTGATCGCAATACTGACCAATCACATACAAACGGCTTTCATCGATCATTTCAGGCGTAATGTATTCGCCTAGACCGTAACGTTTGCTAAGTAACAGGTCATACAGAATCCATGCAGGGTTACTTGATGACTCAAGCTTGAAAGTACCATCCCAAGGCCCTGTGTATGACCCGTCTTTATTGCGGTTTGACGGAACCTTAATTAATAGACCATCTACCAGATACTCACGTTTAGGAATTGAACTAAACGTTTCTGAACTGAATCGGGTAGCGACCAATGCAACGTTTGGATATGAAAACTTGGTTAATTCAACTTCCGAGTAACTCTCGAAGAATGTTGTGTTTTGAAGGTACGATGAATTTGAATCTGGGGTTGTTCTTGTGATCTGGAATGACCAAGCGGTAATTGGTGTACCGTCAGCTTTCTTTTTTGGAAGGTCGAAAGAGAAAGAACGCTGATAACGTGATGTTGTTTTACCAGTGATTTTTTTAGTTGCAAGGATTTCATAAGGGCCGTTGTTTACCGACAACTTGATTTGGAACTCTACGGAAGTGCCATAGGTATCGCCGGAGCTGCGATCGGTAGACAAAAGAGAGTTCACGGCCAAAATGATGCGAACGCGATCTGCATTCGGGTTTGAAACCGTAAATGCGCTAGGGATTCCGGATTTAAGCTGTACGTTTTTGTAAAAAGGAGTCTCTACCCCTTCGCCAAATCCTTCGATGTAGTCTTGTCGCTGTAAACCGACCCGTTCCGCCCAAGACACATTCGCGAAGTTCAGTTCACCGTTTGTATGACGTAAGCGAGTTCCATCAAAAAAGATTGATTTTTCTTTTTCGGTAAGACTGTCGCCGTCAACGTTATCGACCAGACCACCGATTTGACCTTCGCCAATTAGATCAATGATATTTACATACGCGCTAGATTGAAGGTTATCTGGATCTTCTCTCGGCACGGAAGGGCTTTTGCTGCCTCCAGAAGCCCCTGCAATTGGTAAAGGAAAACCAAATTTCTTAATTTTAGCGTTCATACATCATTCCCCAATTAACTTGCTTATTCGCCTTCAAACAACAACTGGTCAATCGACATAGCGACTGAAATAGGCGTTCCTTGAACTAGACATCTGCCGTAAATGAGCTGAATTGGTCCGCCCTGAACTTCGGTCTGTTCAGTGCCATTGAAGTAATGGGACGTTCTTCGTTGGGACTCGCCATTTTTCTTAGGTTTAGGCGCAAGTAATTGAGAGATACCGCCTGCGAGCATCCCGAATGCTGTTGGTAATAAAGCTGGATACCAAATACTGGCAACTAGAAGGACAACACCGACCACTGTTTGCAAGACACCATTACCACCTGCACCGACAACCACAGGTACAAAACGAATGGTTTTGAGTTCACCGTGAACCAAGCCAAAATCCTCATCAGATAATTGACGCTTGGTTCCATCTTGGAATTCGCATAAAACGCGATAATGAGCGAATTTGGCTGCTTTTTCACGCAACCAGTTGACCAATGAACCAGAGGTATTTGCGTTGATAAGTCTTAAAGCGTGACTTGGACCTCGCGCGGCAACGCTCCACTTTCTGCCAAATTTCTTTCCAAGTTCTCCGTGCAAATAAACATCGACTAACATTTACTTTTGTGCCTCATTTGCTTAACAGTGTGCTTAAGCCAGTAGGAGCCGTAGACATAGGCGTCGTAGCGAGATAAACGACCCTCGCAGTGATGAAGGATTTTTTCTGTACCGACATAAATGGCTGAGTGGTTTGGGTTGCCACTGTTGTCGGTTTGAATAAAAAGAATGTCGCCGTACTGAAGGGGCTGATTTGTCACATCGACAAGCCCTACTTCTTCGTACTTATTGATGAAGTAATTGGTTTCTTCATTGGTCCAGAACTTCTCTACACGCGGGTAGTCACGAAGTTCGATACCAAACTCACGTTGGTAAAAGTCGCGGCAAAGCGTCCAGCAATCGAAAGAGCCATATACATATGGACGACCTTCGTATGGGGCTTCATATCCGGTTGGTGAAAACTCTACGAGATCGTTAAAGTGGAATTCGTCCCCTTTCTTCTCGACCATTAGCATGTACCAAGGCAAGCCTGTCACTTCACAGCCGGCCAAATCAGATTCGGTTGGCTTCGGATTGCCATTGGTATGCGTATGCCATACACCAACAATTTCACCTTCCTGTTCTGCGCGAAGATACTCATCGGGATTAATAAGAAACTGAGTTTTCGGGAACGGCGAATCGTTACGACATTTTATAGTAAGCGCTAACTTATATTTATTGACAACAATAAAGCCACAAGCTTCATTTGGATAACAATCCATCGCATGTTGTTTAATTTCATTAAGTAGGCGTGTGTCGATCATACGCGCTGCACCCCTGGGAATGCGCCGTATGGAAGAACGGCATTTTCACCAAATCGGCAAGTACAAGAGCTAACCCGTTTCCCGCAGGCATCAAGATTCGGGTCATCTGTCGGCTTGTCATCCTTTGTGAAATAACCGCCTGTCCAACCGCAGTCTGGCGAACGGTACTGCCAGCGACATGCATTCTTGGTCACCTGACCGAAAGGTAGTTGAACACCTTGGAAATCAAAGGCTGATGCCAATTCCCATTCAATTGAAACGCGGCTTTCATTAACCTTTCGATCAATAAACCAAATTTGATCTGGCAAATGTTGCGTTGGGTCGGCTTCGGGATTTCCATTAGGAAAGTTCACTTCATCAAGGAAGCGGCCAAATGTACGTTTACGGATAACCTTGCATCCAATAAGGTTGTCCAGCTCCGCCGCAAGTGACGAAAATAAGCCACTTACGTTTGCCAGAATTAGCTTAGGCGTAGGCAAAGTGCCCTGACTGCTTACATCAAAGTCACTTGCTTCAATAGGCAAAGGGTCATAGCGTTCTCCCTGCCAGTAGATCGGTTGGTGAAACGCATTTACGCCAGAACAAAAACGAATAACATCGCCGCCAAATTTAGTTGTATCAATAACAAACAGTTCAACTTCTGCTGTTGGTGACAACGATTGAATTTCAGCTACAGCGATTTTCTCGCCCATTATTCATAAACCTCTTCAAGCACTGCGGTAATCTGAAAAACACCAAATTTGATTTGATTCATCTTCCATTCGCGGCAGACGAACTTGCCCTTTTTGCCTTGTGGGTCAATCCAATCAAACGCGGTTGTGCCATTGGCTTTGTTAAGAAACTCGTCAATTTCATTTGTCGTTTGCAGGTTGTTGGTAAAGGTGCAGTTCCATACCCGCAAACTTGGGTTAATAGAATTTGGAATACGGGCTTCGTAGCCATCATTAAACTTGACCGTAGAGACGGAAGGTTTTTTCGACTTTTCAGCGCCCAAATCGGGCTTCCAAATAAATTCCATAAGACTCAGAATGAAATTAAGCGCCTACCCAATTATAAGTAAGCGCTTACTAATATTAAAGGGGGTAATTATATTATTTCTTATATAATCTTCCTCCCGGTCTGCTTTGTTTGTCCAAGGTGCTCATGACAATGGCTTCGACCTGCTTCGCCATTTGTTTATATTCTTGAGCATCACCGCCAGATGCGCTTGTAGAAGAGCTTCCATCGTTGTTTACGGTGATTTGGATTTGAACGTGATTTTGCATGACGTTTGAAGCGTCACCCGCTCCCAACATGGAAACACCGAGTCTGCCCGATGAATCGCGAGTAAGTGGCATGATTGCTTCTGGCCCTGCTTCTCCCATCAGACCGTTTACAAAACTTCCACCCTTGGCAAACATAAACGGTGTAGGTTCATTCACGATAGAGTTGGTAAAAATTCCACCCTTGGCGAACTGTGATGTACCACTCCAACCTACAGCGCTGTTGAAGCCACCGCCGACTTGATATGAAGCACCGCTACTAATGTCTCCAATACCTGCTCCTGCACCGCTGTAAGCTCCATAAGCGGCCATTCCGACTTGGAACAATGTACCTAACCAGTTACCGCCCGATGAGCCGCTGGAAGCTGTGCTTGATGCTAACAGGCTTGTTGCCCATTGGAACAAAGCATTAATTGCCTTGCTGATAGCATCTGACGCAAAAGTCCAAAGACCCTGTGATGCGCTGCTGACATTTTCCCATAATGAACTTAATCCTTGAGTCAGTGGATTTAAGGTAGCGCGTAGTTTGTCAAATAGCGGTATAGTGTCAGTAATTTCAGTATTGACCGCAGCACTTGTAGATTCACCAGTGTTTGGGTCAACAGCCGGAGCATAAGGACCTAAACCGCGCCATCTATTTAGCAAGTCTGATGCCCAGCCCATTCCGCCAGCAGCTTTACCGCTCAATAAGGATTTGCCAAGATCAAAAATGGATTGGTTACCCATTACGTTGGTAATTAGCTTACTTGCTGAATCTTTTACAAAGACTTTTGCATAATCGGCAAAAATATCAGATCCAATTTGACGCCAGTCGAAGTCCTTGAAACTCATCCGTCCTGTAATGAGGTCGGCAACTGAGTCGATAGCACTTTCTGTCCACTTCTGGTTAATGCTTTCAATACCGACTTTCAGATCACGGTATTGGCGTAGCATCTGCTGTGTTGCGGATTCAGAGGCGCGAACACGCTTTTCATTTTCAAGCATTAAGCGCTTGGTGAATTCCTCTTCAGCCAGCTCTTTGGCTTTGATGAGTTCTGCATATTCCTTCTTGGCAGCCTCATCGTTTTCCATCATGGTTTTGGTAATCTGAATCCGCTTTTCTAGCGCCTTACGCTGCTCATTGATCTCCTTGGCAACTTCATCATACGCATAGTCGGCAGAAGATTGACGTCGATCAACTTCACTATCCATTAGGTCAATGGATAGTTGTTTATTGATGTTTTTAGACTCGTAAGCTTTAGTTAAAGTGTCCTTGGCCACCTGATGGTTAAGCGCAAAGTCTTTAAGGTCGTTGTAACCGCCTGCTTGAAGTGCCATTGGGTTACGCACTTCATAACGGGCGAACTGACGTTCTAAAGCCATTAAGGCGTCAGATTTCTTGGTGTCATTCTCGACAAATTGATCAAGGACGTTCTTAAAGTCTTCATCAGTTGAAGCTGATCTTTCTGCCGCAAATTGAATTGATGCTTTGTAATCATCAGCCATCAATTTCTTCATTTGAGCATTTAGGAACTCGTTGACATGTTGGCCCTTGTACATGCCGTTCCAGTCAATCTGTTCTTTTGTCCAGCCTGTTTCTGGATTGTAAGGACCTTTGGTAAACGGACGTGAGCGTGGGTCATTATTGTCGTCCCATTTGCCGCTCATCCAGCGCTCAATGAAGTCGTTCTTGGCTCTCTTTAGATAATCAACTGGCTGACCGAGAATTTCACTAATATCGATTTCACGGTCTTGAGCACCTAATAACGCTTTCTCTACATCAGCACGGTATAGATTATTCCACTCACGGTCATGAGCTCCACGTCCTGTTCTTTCTTTAGGTGCCGATGAGCCTCCCTTACCAGATCCTATTGCGGGTGCAGAATAATCGGCAAGATTTGATGGAGTCGGTAATACGCTTCCGGTAGAGGACGTTGATGCAGATTTGGCGGCAGCTTCTTGCTTCTGTTTGTTTTTTAGAAGCTTGGCGTTCTTTTCAATTTCCTTTTTAAGAACGACTTGTCCCGCGTATGGACCTTTCTCGATATAAACCAGCCCACCTAATTTCATGCCGCGTCTGTACTCGGCAAGCGTAGCGTCAATATCCTTTAATTGCTGTTTGCCACCGTCAAGCGCATTCGTTAAGAAGCCTTTCCCCTTTTGTACAAGCTCCCGCTTCTCAAGCAATTTGGTGATTTTCTTGCCAAGTTCACGGGTTGCAGGTGTTGAGGTAAAGCCACCGCCCTCTTCAGCCGTTACACCTTTAACTGGGATTTTTAAAACTTCGCCTTTGTAGTTTGCCAAATCACGGAGATTACGGCGTGCGTTTTCTGTATCAATGCCTAACTGGATTAAAGCATTGTTCCAGATGGTATGTAGACCTTTTAACCCTGCGATCAGGTCATCCCGTAAGCCTTGCACTAACCGTTGGAAGGATGATCTTAACGGGGTTTCATTCTTGTTGACGCTATCAAGCCAAGAAATGAACATTTGACCTACAAGAAGTCCTAACTCGACCCAGCCTGCCCAGCGTAACATGCCGCCCAAAATGCCAAGGACGCGTGTACTCATATTGGAAACTTTAGGCACAACATTTTTTGTGCCATCGCCCATTTTTGATACCGCCTGCCCTAAGTTATTTGCAGTGCTTGTTGCGGTAGCCAATTGACCGGAAGAGGTTTGAGCAGTCTTACCCAAGCCACCCAATGCAGGAAGGAGTGTTGTAACTAGGCGACTAACTAGGCTTAATTTTCCAAAAAATAAACTTGTCGCTAAGGTTAGGGCGCCAAAACCAGCTCCAAGACCTGTCACAATGGCAATTGCGGGATGCAAATTCATCAAGTTTGCAATGCCGTCTACCGCTTTGGTTAGACCATTAACGAAGCCCGTTAAAAAAGGTAGAAGCGGAGCAAATGATTCAGCCAAACGTCCCAATGAAGCCATTAGGTTGTCTGTGCTACCCTTTAATGTGTCTTGAGCTTCTTTTAGGGCCTGCTGACTTTCTGCTGAACGTTTAGCGCTTTCTGCCACTTCATTTGCGCGGTCAATGAAGCGTTTATCTAACATGGTGGTCAAACCGTCTACGGTTTTATTTGACCAGCCCATGCCAGAAGCCCAACGAGTAAAGCCCGTGCGCTCAATTTTGTTTTGTTCATTCGGATCAACAACTTTGCCTTCGCTGTTGATCATCTGACCTTTCTGGTTGTAGGTCCAACGCTTGGTCCCTTCACCAAAGAAGCGGGTGAAGTTATCTTCACGCATCATGTAATCAAGAATCTGACCGCGTAAAGATGAGAAGAACTTAACCGGATCTTCGCCCATCGACTTCAAGTCCTTGAAGCCCGCGTTCTTCATCATTTTGGTAAATTCTTTGATATTTTTAGCGTTTTCTCTGAACGCCTTCTCAGCATCGCCGTCCTTGAATTCGTTGAGGATATCGGCGCCCATCAGATCGGTTACGGCACGATTGGTAATTGTCTTACCCGAACCGTATAAACCCATCATCTTGAGCATCGTACCTACGGTTGCGATACCCCCGCCACCACCGTTACCACCACCAGCGGTCTTGAACTGCTCACCAAGCGCTGCGATTTTTAACCAGCCATCGGCTGAGACGTCAGCTCGCATACCGCCCATGTTACGCGCAATGGTTTCAACGTCGGCAATTTTGATTTTGCCGTTTGAAATATTGGAGATTTTTAACAGCGTCTCGAATGATTTGTTAATTTCATCGACATTGTTCATGACTTGGCGGGATTCGGCGAATCCGTACAAGTTTTTCACTAGGTCGCTGTTTGAACCTGTTTCATTACCCGTTGCACGTAAGATGTGAGCCACACGGGTAGCAGTTGCTAAAGTGGCATCAATAGTTTTTTCATGGTTGCCACCCATTGCTGCCATCGCATCAAGACGGGCATCAATAGCTTCCGCATTGGTGAGATATTTCTCAGTCTTGGTTAAATCTCTGGATTTTTGAAGGAATCGTTCTTGTTCTTCTTTTGGAAGGTTCCACAATGATAGACGGAACTTAGATTGCTCTAATTCCATATTTTTATGCACAGCGCCGCCAAGACCTTGATTGATCTTGATACTTGCGTACATTGCGGCAAGGTCTTTGGCAACAGACATTTGCTCTCGATGCAATAGCTCTTGAGCCTTACGCTCTTCATTAAGCTGCTGCATTCTCACGCGATGAGCGTCACGTTCCGCCTGCTCGGCAGCGCGTTGAGCAGCTTGATCTCGGTTATTGAGCGTTCTTGTCCACCAACCCGTATAATCAAGTTCCAGCTTACGACGAGCATCCGCAGTTCGTGTCTGAGCTTGGCGTTCTTCATCGATGTTTCGAATTAGAGGGCGCTGTTTTAGGCGTGCATCGGCTTCTCGGCGTTCGCGTTTGTCGAGTTCGCGATTAAACCAGTTTGAATACTCCTGCTCTAATTGACGTCGTTTTTCAATGCGTCTGCGCTCAGCCTCTTCCTCTCTTCGTTCACGGTTAAAGAGCGCTTCTTTCCACCAAGCCTCGGTTCTCTTTTCCAACTCTTGGCGTTTGCGGGCTGTATCTAGGCTCTTTTGTTCCTGACGTGATTTGGCTTGTTCTACAGACTGTTGGTTTTTAAGTGCGCGAGTACGTTCAATCTGCTGATTGAGTAGGTTGACGCCTTTCTGTAGCTCGTTATTTTGATATTCAATATCACGAATAACAGACTTGATTTGTTCTTTAACAAGTTTGGCCGCATCCGCTTCTTTACGCCACAATTCAATATTGGCACGCATTTCCACCGCTTTTTCAGAAGTGGAATTCTTGTTCTTGCCGAAGAAAGTGCCGTTATATAGTTTTTGCTGTACCGCTAAATTAACTTCCGCGCGTTTCTGAATCTGTGCGGCTTTATAAGCCATTTCACGACGTTCGGCGAGCAGCTTCTCGTTATTCTTAATCTCAGCCTGTAAAGCTCTAGCGTTATTCGCAAGTGTTCGTTTTGATTGCTTCTCTAGTTCGTCACCAGTCGCTTTTGCGTGTGCCTCAAGAATCTGCTGACCCTTTGAAACTCTATTCAAAAGTGGGTTTAAATTTTTGAGCTTTTTCTCGTAGGCTTGCGTAAAGTCAGCCAAATTTTCAATACTTTTGGCTGCTTGCGCTGTGGTTTTGGCAGTTTTTGATGCCGATTTGTCTACGCTATCCAATGAACGTGAAAGTGAGTCAGTATTTTTCTGAACCCCACTTAACATTTTCAAGGAAGCTGCCAGATTGTCATCAAGCGTTTTGAATGAGGAAGAGAGCTGGCGAATATCTCCGCCCAAACCACTAAGAATCTTCTCCAAGCTTTCGACGGAAGCGTTGGTTTTGCCTAGATTGCTGTCTAGCTTATCTAGGCGATCTGATGCCTTTTGAATAGCTTGGTCAAATTGATTGACATCAAGTTTGAGCGTATTGTTAATTTCGCCAGCCATATTTACTGCCTCGGTGCGCTAAGTCTTCGCAGCATTTCAAGACCGTCTCTGTCCAATTTGGCTTCTAATGGATTTGATTTAACTTTTACGACATCCCCCCGTTCCGCGAGTAATTGGTCGGTAACGTCTTTGGTCAAGGTAGATTTACTGTTACCGCTCATGAATGCTGCCGCACCAAACGTGGCTGCTGTAGAAACGTTTAGATGGCGTAAGTCGTTTCTGGCCTGAATGCGTTGAATGTTTTTGCTAAGAAGCCAGAAAATGCGTATTGGTAGTTTCAATACGCATTCATAGCTCATTGAATAGAAGTGCATGATTTGGCAAAAGATGAAGCCAAAATCGATTGCCAATACTTCTACTTTCCCTCTGGGTCTTCCTGAGTCTCTTCGGATGAGACTTCCTCTACCCCTTCGACGTCGTTGCCTTTTGCAAATTCAGCAATGGCTTGAATCTGGCTTACGTCGAGCTTGTTGATTTCTTCTTCCGTCATGGTTGGAATAGCCAAGCCGACGACTTTTCTCGTTAAGCGAACTTCATCGGCCAATGTGAATTCGCCTTTTTCTGCGCGTTCCACAATCGACTTGGACTCATCGACGATTTGGAGAAACTGCTCCACATTCAATGTGCGGATTTCGTGATTTTTTCCATTTACGACGACTACACGTTTTTCTACTGATTTAACTAATGGATCTAGGTTGAGTAATTTCATAAGCGAACTTCCTGAAAAATCTTATAAAGCAGCCTCACGGGTATGAGGCTGCATAAATATATTAGTAAGTGCTTACTAATATATTGTGAGAAAATTAAGCTTTAGCTGCTGGTGGTGTAACTGTACCGACCTGATAAAGCACTTCATCATTGCCTTCAATGACTGGGTAGCCTTTGAAGTTACAGTTGAAGATTCGTTCTTCATCAAGCTTATAAGCAAAGGTCATGGCACCCGGAGTTGCCGCTTTAGGAACGCGTACTGCATCGTTGTAGTTCAACGAGCCGTTTACGCCTTTAGGAACCAATACCAACTCGTCAGCGAAATCAAGCAAGTTCACGCCAACGCCTGTAGGTACAATGGTTTTTGAAGTTCCGGCTGTTGAATCTGTTACCAGTTTTGCACCCGGCATAGTGGCAACAAGGTTATCTAACGTGGTTTCAGCCAAAGGAACGGCTACGGTAATGGTACGTCCCATTACATATTCAGAAATTGGGGTATTACCGTATTGGTCCACTTGAACTTCGTGGGTTTCAGTTTCCACCGTCACTTCAACACCACCTTTGGTGAAGCCAAGATCAACACCGCCAAAGAAGACTTTACATACACCAAGCTTAACGTTTGAGGTATCGTTGTTAGCCATACATTACTCCAATACTATTAATAAGCGCTTACTAATAATTGCATTGCCAAGAATACCATAATGTTTGGAATTTAAACACTTTCACTAGAACAAAGTTTTAATAAACTCGTCCGCTCTGTGCTGCAAAAGTTTGGTAATTTGCACTTCGTATTTAACTCTGGCCCGTTCCATGAATCGACCGCCCGCAACTTCGCCAAGTAGTGCGCTATTCATCACGGAATATTCGGAAGGCTGGAACTCTCCTCCAGTACGACCGACGCTCATGTGCTCGTGTACAAAGAAGAAATACTTTGCAACCGTTGCTCCGCGACTCGGCTGATTCAAATTAACGTAAACGGTATGCTGACCCAAGCCTCCCTTAAAGAACTGCCCTAGTTTGTTACGTTCATAACCGACCCGACGGTATTTGATCGATTCGCGTAATCCACCATATTCAATGGGTGCCATAGCTTTGGCAGTATCGCGCATCTGCTTGGCAATACTGCCTAGCTCGGAATCCAGAACATTCGGCATTTCACTTAACTTGGTGAGTTTCTTACGAAGCTCATTGAGTCCTGTGGTCTGAAGGTTCTTTCGGGCCATTAGGTAATCTCGCTAAAGGCAATCTTGAAGTCTGATGCCAGTTCGAGAGTGTTCCCTTCTGAGATCGGGTATTCGATTGGCTCATTGTCCGGATAACATTGTTTAATGTGCATACCTTCAACAAAATGGTTATCCAGTGTAAGAAGCTTGAATACCTTCTTCATCAATTTATAACCCGTCTCATAATTGGTGGTCCTTACAATGACCTTGAACTCGGTGTTGTAATGACCCTTCAACTCATGATCAATTTTGGTTCCGTTGATTGGATTCCTTAGCAGGATTCCGTTTGTTACGGAAATTGGCATCATGTTGATAAACAGGTTTTGCCCTAAAGTGGCGACCCCTGCATCATTGAGCATTTGAGCGATAGGAATTAGTGGATTCATTCGTTATCACTCCAGTAGGTACATGCCGCTTCGGTGTGATCATGCTTGCCGCGAATATCAAACCGTTTATGGACTGATTTCACCACATACATGTCTCCACCAAACTCAATGATTGAGTCAATGGTTGCTGTGGTTTTGGGTTCAAGCAAAATGACCAGATCTGCAACCACTTCCCTTGCGTTGCCGCGCGAAGCAGACGAGTCCGCACGAACTGAGGTTTTGTTGCATTGCTGAATCATCTTGACGATGGCGCAACGTTCCTTTCGTCTTAGCCCAAATTTGGCTAAACCGAAGTGATCATAGCCATTCCTTGCCCGAACGAAGCAGAACTGATTAGGTGTGAACATCTGTGTAGCCTACAGGTAAGTCATATCCATTCGGATGGAAGTGATGTCTTACGTCTTTTAAAGCCACATAACCTGCCTGCCCTTGAATGGACACTGGCTTATCAATGTCAGGTACAGCAATCAGGTCAATGCCAGATTCATGCAATGTCTTAATCTGGTGATCTACAAGTGATTGATAAATGAAATCCCGAACGAAGGTTTTTACAAGACTAGATGGCTCTCTCCATTTACGCCCTGCACTATCTGTTGCGGTAATTTCCAGTTCAGCCATTTTCTTTTGTACTAACAAGCCCATTGCGCCGTGAGCATTATTCTTTCCGAGCAGTTCAATCGCCTTGTTTTGGATTCCTGTAGAAATTGCGCGGTTCGCTTGGCGCAACATATCAATGGAAATAGATACAAGTTGATTTTTGACATGTTCAAGTTCGAACATGTTGTAAGCCACCTCTTGAGCGTCCAAATTTGATGCAATCTGCTCAAGAGTGTTGCCAGCAGCTTCAAGGAATAAATAATGTGCGTTAGCCACAAAATTCTTGGCGTTTTCAATCTGATACTGCGAAGGCGTATAGCCTGCGCGCCTTGTAGTGAAAAAAGCGCCATTTATTGCCATAACATAATTATCCATGAGACTCGCGAATCTCATTGAGAAATAATCCAACAAATAGCGCTTTTGTTCGTCCATTTTAAACCCTCGCAATAACCTTGCTTGTCGATACAAAGCCACTCAAATATCTTAGAGTTGCCTTGCTAACCGCTAACCTGAGTTGTCGCCCACCGATATAGCTCTCATGGGTTTCGCCAATGGTTTTGGATTTAAGGCCCTGTGCAAGAGCTAATTCGATGGGATCACCACCGCCAAGAATTGCATTCGCTTCCGCAACTTGCGCCTTTCTCAAGGCAGCCTTAAATTGCTCTGATAGCTTCTGGTAGGCGGATGGTGTCGTGGCTCGTAAATTGACACTTGGAATATTGAGCGTGCAAATCCGCTGTCTCGCCTCAATCAAAGCCGCTACCTTACGAACTTCGCCTTCTGTGAGGAAAACTTCCGTTTCCGGCATCGTCAATGCTGTCAGCTTTGCCTGATTTAATGTCTGAAAACTGTTTAAACCTACAATCAACCGTTCTCTTGGTGAAATGAGGTAGCTGACGTCAAACGCATAGGTATTCCCATCCCGATTGATTAGATCAAATTGGAGAATACGCAAATGATCGATCTCAATTGAGTCCATGTCCTCAACCTTGATTTCCATAGGGTTGAGAGCGGGAATCTGGTTATATTCAGCTTCTACAGTTACCTTGGTTTGGGTGACATCGAATTCGGCCTTTGGCTTAATCTCTACCCCGTTTTGATCGACAATACGGTAGCTTCCTTGGGTCACTTCAAGGGGATTTCCGTCGTCATCGACAAAGTTGATAGGAAGAGATACTGACGTTCCGGCAAGGTAGTAATTCATCAGGTATTATTCCTGTGCATTCATGATGGCTTTGATTAATGTGGCAATTGAATTGCCTTTGACATTAAATTCGGCTGCAATCTCGCGTAATCCCGCAATGCCACTTTCATCAGCAATCTTTTCCAAAGCTTCCTGAGTGTATTTAGGTTCCGCTTTCTTGGCCGTACTTTCCTGCTTTTCTACCCCAGTCGTTAAACTGGCAACCTGATCGGAATGCTGCTGAACCTGATCTGCATTTAAGTGAGCATGACCAGTAATCGAGTGCAGCAATTCAAGTCCCGACTGTTGGCGAATATCAGGTGCGGGAGTCATAAGGTTCTGTGTATGAATTGCACCTAAATTCGCGGGATCGCCGTTTTCCCATACTGCGCCAATGGTACTTGCAATGCGAATTGCATCATTAGGCATCACGTCATATTTTGATAAGCCATTTTCAAAAAATACCACGCCCATTTGACCTGTGTAATTTTCGAATCCAGCTCCGGTTAATTTTAATTTCATGCTTAATCCAACCTGCCATTTTAGTTAAATAATAAGTTATAACTAATATTTAAACAATCAATAGCAACAATGCTTTCAATAAAAAAGAGACTATTTCTAGTCTCTTTTTTATCAATAAGTGATAACTAATATTTATAGTTAAATATTAGTCACGCCACGAATTGCCGCAATTGAGCGAGTGGATTTAAGAGCTAAACCACAGTACCACTTGATACGTGTACGAGTAGCATCTTTGTTTTGCACTGTACCGATGTCTTCAACAACGATACCTGCATTTCCACCACCATAAAGGCCGTGTAAACCGTCAACTTCATTTAAGCGTACAGCATAAATCGAAGTGGTTTTTGAGTTCGTGCCTTTCACTTCATCGCCGGCAATCCAATCATTCATGATGATAGGAATACCGTTGTGAGTAAGCATTGGGCGACCAAAGTTAGATAACTGTTGCATTACGGCATCAGTACCATAGGTTGCACGAAGCAATGCACGGTAGGCACGGATCGTACCACGACGCATTACGATCACGTCTGCGCCATTCGGCACAGCGTCACACAATTCGTCCAACATGGTAAGAGTTAATGGATTGCCGTCAGCACCAGCGTCAACGATTTGAGTAGAGGTTACAAGCTTGTCAAAGCCGTCAAACTCTTTCGCGTTAGTTTTCGAATCACCACGAGCCAAAGTACGGTGGAATTCGCGAGCAACACCTTTGGCCTTTTGCTTGATTTGAATCGCCTTTTGAGCGTTCGTATCGCCCATTGTAGAGTCTAAGAATTTATCAACATCAACGTCACCAGCTAAGATGCGTAAATGCGCTGTCACTTCGTCGAATGTTGAGCCTTCTTCTTCGATCACTTCATTAGGATCAAGCCAGTTGGCACCACCAAGGGTTTTTTCACGGTTGTAAACATATGCCTTACCATTTACTTGTGTAAAAGGCAAAATGGCAAAAAGGTCATCGCGGTCAATGATTTCTTCAACAACGCCTTGAACAAGTTGGTTGTTCGAGAGTTTTTCCGCTTCTTCGCGCAATAAAGGCATTAATAATGCTCCATTTACTGATTAGCTTTCTTCGGACGAACTAACTCTCTCTAGCGCCGATGGTTACTGGTCAAATATTAGCAAACGCCTATTTGATTATCAATAAGCGCTTACTAATAATTTTTAGTGAAAATATTAACTTTCACCCCTTAAGCCAGCCATGATTTTTTCCAAGGAAGTCTTAGGTTGCTCTTTCTGCAAACCTTTATTTTCTTGCTTGGTTTTTGAGCCAGCTCCAGGATTAACTTTAGAGCGGATCAAGGTGTCTCGCTCTGGATCTGCTTCGATGATTTTTTGCATCGCTTTGTCGAAAGATAACGGATTGCCATAACTATCAACCAATGCAGTACGATTTGCAGCGCCGCGAGGTTTGTCATAGCCAATCACTTCTCCATTTTCGATTTCAAAGTGTGCGCCATATAAAGCACGCGCCTTATTTGGGGTTAAGGTCAATTCCTCTGCAATGTATGCGGAACGTGAGAAGTTAGAGCCGATAGTTAATTCATTGATCTGGCTATCCTTGCTTCCCAACTGTTGTTGCAAGTCTTTAATTTGTTGTTGCAGACGATTAACTTCTGCCTGATGCTGTTGGGCCATACTTTGCTTAACGCGCTCGTATTCCCCTTTTTCTTCCAGCTCACGAGTTTCCTTTTCTTTTTGAGCGGCAATTGCCTTACGTGCCAATTCTGGATCGATGTCTGCAAACTGGCGTTTGAATTCGTCAAATTCTTGAAGAAGCTTCTTTTCACGATCCTTGCGTTTCATTACTTCCTTGATTAATTCAGCTTCTTTGTCGGTAAGCTTGTTTTTACCACCATTAGGCTGTTTGTCTTTTTGCTCATCGGCATCATCTTTATCTTTTTCCGAATCAGCCTCTTTGCCCTGATCGTCATCGTCAGTAACATCGTCATTGTTACCGCCGCCCTCACCGCCACCGCCGAGGTCATTTCCCTCGCCGTCTGCTGGGTTTCGTAAAACGCCGCCGTTAATAAGTAATTGCATCCATAAAGGCATAATGTGTCTCCGCTGTTCTCTTAGCTAAAATCTCGCTGTTCTCTTAGCTTGTTGATTCTGTCACTTGCCCTTGGCGAGTTTTTTTGTTCGCCTTTGTTGAGCTATTGGACGATGGTTTGGTTGGTGTGCCGGAAGAGGAGCGCGTAATGTTACGCTTTAGATTCCCCTCTCCCGTCGTATCGGTAGTTCTGTTGGTCAACTCTTCCAAAGGGTCTGTCGGCCAGTTCTTTAGGTCGCGTAGCATTTCTTCTTTCAACGCCTTGCTTAATTGAGGGAAGAGCTTTTCAACAATGGACTCCATTTGATGTCTGCGAATGGTTTCTGGTGCATCAATCAGCATCAGGCGTGCAGCAATATCAAATTCGTCGTATAAGCCGCGTGTATCGAAGTTATCTGGATATGAAACCAAAGGAGTGCTGTCTTCCTTCAGTTTGACCCCATGACGTTTGCAAACCAGATCAACGATTTTGTTTTCAATCGCTTCAAGGCTATCTGCCTTCGCTGCTAACAATGCGTTTACCCGTTCAAAGTCATAGGCTTTAGCTACACCAGAACTATTGTCGATACCTACGGCGTTATCCTGTTTGGTTCTTTCGCCGGCCAACCCAACGGTGTGATAGATTTCGTTAATGATTTTGGTGACCACTTGAATGATCAGGTCAGCCTGCTTTACATCAGGCGATAGGTAGTAAGGTTTTGCGCCATCAGACCCATCATAGGTAAAGAGACGTTTGGTGCCCATTTCAATGAGCTTTTTCTCGCTTTCATCGCCCGGCAGCATGCCTTGTACTGGCATGGCTAACTGGCTGAAGGTTTGGTCCTGAATGATGGCGTCAAGGTTTGATAGATAATTGGCAACCGCCCTGTCCAGATAGGCGATGTCATCGATCAGGGATGGTGCAGAATATTCTTCGTCTGAAATGATGTTGTCAGCCAGAATGATTGGGACTTCACCAATGGTATTGCTACCTCGATCAATCTCTTTAATCGTAATCTTGCCGTTCTGATCATCATTCTGCTTTTCGAACAGTTTCCATTCCGTTTTCGTCCATAAGCGGAAGCGGTGAATCGCCTTGCCTGTTGAATTTAGTGGGTCCTCATCGTCGCGAACCACTTCATGAATCAGCATCCAGTTTAATTTGCCGTGATCATCAAACGAATAATCCAGCATTTGAAGCGGAGTGATGATGTAGGCGTAAGCAGATAGCCCAGCTTCCTTTTCTTCCCGTTTGTTTAAGGGTCTTTGATCTTCTGGTACCGCATCCATATCAATAACTACCCCAATACGACCGTAAATTGAGGTTTTCTTACTGATCTGGCGAACGAAATCATTAATCGTCAAGCCGCTCTTGGTGCAGTTTTTCCAAAACTTCACCACGTCGGCAGGAGCATCTACCTTATTGCGGGTGATTTCCTGCTTGAATAAATATTTATTAATTAAATCTACAACTTCGCGGGTATGGTTGAAACGATAAGCGCGTGAGATACGATCCTTGAATTCGGCATCACCCTCTTTGATGTATTTGAAGATATGATGATTAAACCATTCTCTGCCACCGCTATAGGTGTCATCCATAAACATCCAGTGTTTGGACATGGCTTCATATAGTGGATGACGACGTGATACTAAACGTACAAGAGGGTCATTCGCTTCTTCTGAGGAAGCGGTCGAACTTATTGCATGTCGGTCGTATGAGGATAGTTCGGTTGTCATCTTATCGCCTTCAAAATATTAGTAAGCGCTTACTAATAATATAGGTTAAATTGAAACGCCTTTAATTTCAATCTTACGAAGTGGGAATTGGTGCTCGATTGCATATCCAATGGCATCGGCACTGTGTTCTACACCACCTGATTTATCAACATCACGTCCACCTGGTTTGTAGATGGTCTGTTCAAATGAATTGATCAAATGCTTACATTTTTCATCAACCCTTAATGCAACTGTTCCATCCGCAGTTCTCAACATGCGGTTAACTGCATTTACCCTGTCGGCAATTGCAGGGTGCTTTCTTCTGTAAAGAATTTTCTTAAATCCCTTCTCGCGCATGATGTCCAAGTCGGACTCACCACGAGCATGTTGGCGCTGACCGCCAGCAGGATCGGGGAAAATGACAATCTGTTTCATATACCGCCAGTATTTCCGTTCAATCTCTTCACAAATCTCTTCCGTGTTAGAGCCAAACTGGACAATCTCATCAACCACCCAAACTTCGCCATTTGGTTGCGGCTGCATGATGACGGTACTCATTGGGTCGATGTTAAAGTCCATGCCGATCCAGATTGGCAGTTTTGGATCAAAAGGATATTTCCCGACATGTTCCTTACGATCAAACGGGTAATAAACACGTCCAGACATGGTTTCGAAGGAAGCCAAAAATTCCTGCTTGAATGATTTCTCATCCATATCGGCTCTAGCCGCTTCAATTTCCGATTCAGGAATAAATGGAGATGTAATGGTTGGGAACTGCCATGACTGCCATTGGCCAGCTTTGACCTTTTTCGGGTCTTGTCCCTGCATATAGACGGTATATAACTGGTTATATGCTTTAGGTGTGCCGATAAAGATGGCATGACCACCTGTAGAGGCAAGGGTAGGACGCAAACATTGTGTCCATGCCTCTTCGCTAATGTCTTGGAATTCGTCCAATACCAAGAAATCGATACCCACACCACGCAAAGAGTCTGGGTCATCAGCGCCTTTAAGTTCAATCAGGGTGCCATTAACAAGTTCAATAGATAGACTTGAATGGTTAATCTTAACTACCCACTTCCTAGGAATGGCTTCAATCAAATCCTTCCACATGATTTGTTTTGCCATTCGGTAAGTTGGCGCTACGTACCAGATTCTTTGTCTTGGCTTTCTACTTTTACTGATAATCAGAGTACGCGAAAGGCTGGTCTTACCCCATCGGCGACCAGCAACCACTACGCGAAATCGAGCATTTGAAAGATAGACTTCCATTTGCTTTGGATGCAATGAAAGCCGAACCTTATCTGCCATCTAAAACCATCATTCCCCTGAATCATTTGATGGCTCTAACATGTCCTCATCTTCAAAGTCGTAATTACCATTGTTGAAATCACGCTCTTTCAATTGTTGAACCTGATCGGCCGTCAATTCTTCAATTACCAATTCCGGAAGTTGAGTAGCATCTACAGCATCAGGCTTATCCAAACCTAAAACGGCGTACCGTTCTTGGCGGATCTTTGCCAAAACATTCGAAGCGATTTCTAGTGCTTTTAAATTTTGTTGAATCGCCGCATAAGCACCGCCCTTTGCCTTGGCAGTGACAATTTCATTCCAAGTCAGGCGAGCTAGACCCGTCGCCATCTTGTAATGTTCTTCTTTGGTTTCCTTAATTCTTTGGCTATGTACGGTCCCTTCTGACAAAATATCTTCGGCGACCTGTTTGGAGATACGCTCGGAATGTTCCTTGGCCTTCTCCCCTTTCGTGATTTTCCGCTTCTTCATGTGAAGGGAAACGGAAGTTGCGCTTACCCCGACTTTCTTGGCTAAGTCCTCTAGGGTCACATCACCAGAAGCCCATAACGCCTCTGCTTCTGCCCAAGCACTTGCTGAAGGGTATCTGCGTTTGTTGGCTGTTTCTTCAGTCATGCAATCACCTAAAAAAAAGGCGCGTACCAGCTACTAAATGATATGCGCCCTCTAAAAAGTCAGACACGCACCATTTCAAACATGTCCGATGGCCTCTAGGATAAGCAAAATAAAACCAAAAGTAAATAATAAGCGCTTATTAATAATTTTATTTAAGAGTAATAAGCAAGCGCATACCAAAGCACGCAAGCTAGTGCTGTATTTTCACTTTCAAATGGTCTGGTTACGTAAAATTCAGAGCCAAGAATAAAGACTGCAACAAACTTGTCTTGAAGCTGTTCGGCTTTCTCTAAAGCTTTTTTAGAGCGTCTTTTGGAGGATTCATGGCTGGCTGGAAGGATGAGTGGATGTAAGTTTAATTTGTATAACTCCCTGAAAGTTATATTCTTATCCTCGCAATAGTCCGGACAGTGTGTATAGCCATCTTCCTTCCTGATTGCGAACTCTCCACAGATCGCCGTGTCATGGCCCAATAAAATATCAATTTCAGAATTTCCGACGATGCCTGGCTCAAAATCTTCGCCGATAAGAAAGATTTCCTGTACTTGGGACATTTGGGAGTTCCGCAGTTTTCCGAATATATTAATAATACAATAAAGTAAGCACTTATTAATAATATATTATTCGAAGAGTTGCGGAAAACCCAAATTACCCAAATGTCGGAATTAAACAAGGTCGGGCTGTTTTTTATGTTTAATGGCTTTACTCTCGGTATGGGCTTTATTGATTTCCACTAACTTGCGGTATTCAGTCAGGACGTTTCCAAAAATCTCATCAATGGTATAAGCCTCAAATTCACGCGAAGGCTCGTGTTCATGTAGGCTTTCCGCGAATTCCTGCCATATGTGAACACACTCATGGCAAAGCACGGTTAGTACCTCATTTTCGTCAGCGTCAAACATCCTCGGATAATAGATCGCGGCAATCAACTCGCCCGAATTGTTGGCGGCATAGAAAGTGATGGCTTTAAAATGGGACTGAAAATGCTCTTTAGCAATCTCGTAAAGCGCATGATGGCTTTCATCTTCCATAGCCAAGAATTGTTTTGGGTCTTGGACCAAAACATACCATAAGCGATTGTACGGAGTGCGGAACCAACTTGGCGAGGTTTTCTTAACGCTTTTTACCTTAGAAGATTTTTTCAATTTCCTCATCCTCATTTTCTACAAGTACCTGCCGTAGCGAAGGTACATAGGCGTTTAGTATTTCCTCGCCCAATGGCTTGATGCTGACGACCGTAAATCTACGCCCGTTTCTCACCACGTTTTGCCCGCTCTTCTCAATCAGGCCTCTTTTAATCAGAAAATTTAGGCTGCATGTAATGGCTTGTCGGGGGCAGGGGTAACTCACGGCGTCATGAAGCTGTTCGATTGAGAGCAAAGAACCGTCTGGATTTTTATCGCGAATCTTTGTCAGTAATTCGATCTGTTTTGGGGTTAGACCTAATTGCATTCGAATAAAAGCCCTCTTGATTTAATGAGTTCAACATTTAGGGGTTCGTCTGGTTTCTGACAGTCAAATGCCAAAATTGATACCCGTTTGGGAATCTCGTGCTCAGGATGTTTGGCTTTGTAGATCAGGTCAGGATTGGTATAGACCCCATATAACGGAGACGCAAAAACCAGTTGTTGAATGTTCTTTAGCAGCTTTTCGACAGGCATGCTCTCTACACGGCTAAAACCATTCAGCCGGTTATTGCCGGATTTTTCCAAAGAGCTGTACTGATAATAGAACTTCCGCATTTCAGCGATGATCTTCTTTTTGATAGGTTCGGGTTTGGAGCTCAGCTCCTCCAGAATCCCCACAACATCTGTCGGATGCTTGGTTTCAAACCATTTCACAAAGAAGTCCACACCGCGTTGATAATTGGTCGCCTGCTTAGGCGGGGTGAACTTGATGCCTGCCCTTTCCGCGAATGGATTGAATTTCGACATCGAGCTTTGGAACTCGGTATGTTTTCTATCCACCATGCGCATCATTAAATTTTGGGCACGATACGCAATCCCGCAACCACGGTAGATGGTGTCCAGTACAAGTCGGCTATTGGTGCAGACATTTTCGTTTAGCCATTCAGCCCGACTTTTATTGATCAGGCGGGTATCCTTGCCTTTGACGTTTGGACGTAGATATTTGAACAAGTCATTACGACCCGAAAGCAACATTTTGGGAACAGCCAGAATCCCGACACCAATGGTCTTGCCATGCAGGGTTACTTTCCAGAACCTTGAACCGATCGGCAGCGTTTCTGCCTTGTAGTGCAATTCGTGCAGAAGGTCCCAGTCACTCTTGTCACCCGGCTCCACAATGATGTCCTTGAGCAATGACAGGTTGTGGTTTTGCTTAGGTGATTTACGAGTAACGAGAATATCTGGTGTATCGAGTAAAACCTTTTCCATACCTTTCTCAATCAAGTAAGGGCGTTAAACGCCCTTTGTTAAATCACTTCCCAAGCTTTCAAGACATCGAGTAGCGGTCGAACACCACTGTATCCCGATAAACGACCTACCTCTTTGCCATCTTCCTTGCAGATCAGGGTAGGCACTTGCGTTACGCCCGCTTCTTCAAACTGCTGTTTGATTTCAGGTTCGATATTGTTTGGATCAATGGTCAGCACATGGTATTCGGTTGCGCGACCTAGCATTTGTTTTTCCAGAATCGGCTTGATGGTCTTGCAAGGTGAGCAGACGGTTGAAGAATATAGGGTTAATGTGCGCTTGGTTTGCGCTGGTTCGCTCTCAGAACGCTCCACAACTTCTGCTTGAACGATTTGCTCTGCAACAGTTTCGGATGCTTCTGACGCGAATTCATGAGCATCTACAGTGTCTTTAGTTACAACTTTTTTTGATCGATTAGTCATACTTGTTTAAATCCTTCAGGTGCTTTGGTGATTACCACTTTTTCGCGGTATCGCTTATCAATGAAGAGGCTTGGGTTGAGGTCTTCAACCATGTCATCATGCGTTGTGGCAACCAGTACGGTTGTTCCGAGTTTTCGGGCAATTTTCTGAATGTTGTACGCAACAACTTTGGCAACAGTTCGATCAAGAACGGCAAGAAATTCATCTGCAATCCAGACGTCCGCCTTGCTCTCAATCAGTTTTGCCAGTTTGAAGCGATAACGTTGGCCGTCCGAGAGGGCATCAAACTTGTTTAGCCAGATATAGGCATCAGTGATGCCGGCAATGGTGAGTACATCCAGAGCGTCTTTTAGTGTTTCGCCAATCTGGTCGACGATTGGACGGTCATCATGCTCAATGGCATTCAGGTCAGCGACTTTTAAGCCGCTTTGTTCCATTTGTTCCGCCAGCTTCCGTAGCAGGGTCGATTTACCGCCACCAGACTGACCAGTGATGTAAACGATGTCTCCCTGCTCGATTTCAATTGGCGTGTTATCGAAAACCACAAATTCCTTCGCATCTAAGCCCAACCCGAACGACTCGGCAATTTCCAGTACACGTTCGGTACGCTCAACTGACGTTTTGTATCGGACATCGATGTTATAAACAGCCATTAAGCGCTCTCCACCAATTTGCTGATATACGTTACGAAAGCGTCCTTCCCTTCTAGTCCAGTTGCATCTTCTGCAATGGCCATAAAGTAGTGAATGGAACGTGATTCTTTGCCCGATACTTCGCTGAACCCTAAAACCTTGTCGATTCGGATAGGTTTTTCGTTCGATTCCGATACTGCATTTGCCGTATGGCGCTGTTGCTCGGCTACCGCGCTGTCCAGATCATCAACAATCACATCGACGTTCATTTCGGAGAGGTCGGCTTGCATGAACTCCAGCTCCTTGCTGTCGAAGATGTCCTCAAGGAACTCGATGTTGATGGATTGCAGCTCCAGCTTGAGCAGGTCGGCATCAATGTCACCAATGGCAACTCGGTTATCGGCCAAGCGTGCAGCTTTCACCTGTTCTTCATTCAAGTCATCGCGGACCAGAACAGGTACTTCGATTAAACCTAACTTGATGGCTGCAAGACGGCGACCATGACCCTTGATGATTACGCCATTTTTATCTACCACAATGGGTTGATCCCAACCGAAGCGGGCAATCGACTCGGCAATCTTGGCGACTTGTTCTTCACTGTGGATTTTGGCGTTGAGTTCGTAAGGCTTTACATCGTCAACAATCCACATTTGGATTTTTAGTTCGCTCATTCGGCCACCCGCGTATCGGTTTGCTCAATCAACTGCTTGTTGATCTGGTAGAACTTTTCGCGTTGCCGATCCCTGACGGTAGTTAATTCCCAAGGGAGCGCTACCCATCCGAAGCCACCTTCAGGTTCGATATAGAGACGACCTTCTACGTTGGCTTCTGCAATCTGCAATTCTGTTAGGTCGCATGTTGAAACGATGCGGTATCCATTGCAGAACTTCTTCAAAAACTTCAAGGCGCCGTCATCTACGTCGGGAACCGCCCCTTCATGTTCCTGTTCAGGCGTGTTGAAAGTGATAACTTCCTGAAACTCGCTCTCGAAATAGTCTGGCTTGAGGATGACCACCGTTCCATCTAGGTTTTTAGCGATGTAATCACCTGCCTCGGCTGTACCAATGCCGGGAATGACAAGGGAAAAGTCTTCATCGGTATTTCCCCCTACTCTGGCTACTGTTTTCATTTGGGTTGAGCAGTGAACCCCAAGCCAGAGTTCAATTTCGGAGCCGTTGTTTCCATTAAACTGGATTGCTTCAAGGTCTACAGGGTATTGGCCACCCCGTCGGTACATTCGAACCTGCCCTTTTTGAGATAAATCGGTCATTAGCCATCCCATCCTTCATATGGTTTCATTACTTGCTTCCCAAGAGATAAACCAAGGCATCCCCTGCATTCGTCAAGCTGTCGGATTCGGTAAAGCCCTGTGCCTTAATGGTCTTCTCGATGAGTTTGGTAATTGCGTCTACGTCCTCGATCGGAACCTTGAAACGCATGATTTGGTGAGTTTGAACTTTGGTTGTCTTGGGTAATTCAACTTCCTCTGATGGCGAATCGAGATCGCTTAGAGCGTCCAGCGCTATATTAGTGCTAGAGAAGATGTCGATTTCTTCACTTGACCAAGGCATTACATCGATCAATTCATCGATACCGCCAAGATCATGAAGAATTTCGTTGAGCTTAACGATGTCATCTTCGCCATAACGACCGTTGTCGATTAGACCGATCTCTTTTGCTCTGGCTTCGTCAATGCGCCCAAGGTTCATTACCGGCACAGTGAGTAGACCAAGACGTTTAGCAATCATTGCTCGGTGCTGACCGCCAATGATCTGTAAGCGGCCATCAAGAAGGGTACGAACGATAATTGGCTTAAACATACCGTGACGTTTAATACCTTCTTCGATTTTTCGCTCGTTTTCAGGTGATACGACGTTTGAATTCCAAGGATTAGGCCAAAGCTCTCCTGGGTCGATTTCTAAATATTCAACTGACATAGGAAACTACTTTGAAATATTAGTAAGTGCTTACTTATAATTTAAGCCAAATATTAAGCAAATGCAAAAGGTATTGAAATGGGAAAAGTTGTAACAATCGCTTATGACGCCGTAAATGCCATCCTACACAAGCCTCCTGTTGAGGCGAAACTTGAAGTACAGTCGGCGCTTAGTTATTTGGTGGATGGCGCCGAAGAAACTCTAGCGTTTAGACAGCACCGTTGGGATGGCAGATCGTCATTTTTTGACTTTGCCAAGTGCTCTTTTCCAGCAGGATTTGTAGTCCATGTTACGGATCGACTCAAGAAGGCAGGTTTTGAAGTAAAACTCGCACGAAAACCCCTCCCCGCTCCACTTGGACCTGCCCGACCAGTGGTAGATAGTTACGGATATGACCCTCGTTACGATTACCAGCCGGAAGTTATGGATCGTCTTGTACGTCATGGCCAGATTATCGCTCAAGTCGCTACTGGTGGCGGTAAATCACGCATTGCCATGTTGTGTCAGGCCCGAATTAACCGCCCTACCTTGTTTTTAACAACCCGTTCGATTCTGATGTATCAGATGAAAGATGCATTCGAAGCAAATGGCGTTGCATGTTCGGTCATTGGTGATGGCAGTTTTGGACAGGTGAATGAAAAAGGTCAGCTCTCCATCAAGAAAATGACGGTCGGAATGGTTCAAACCCTCGCCGCCAAGCTGGAAGAGACGACTTTAGAGAAGGAATTTCAGATCCTTTATGACAACGTAGTCAAAAAACACGAAAAAGAGATTTCGGACACTAAAAAACAGCTAATTAAGGTCGGTAAAGTCGAGTCCGAAATCAAAAAAGTGCTTCATAACCTTGCACTGCAACATGAAAAGGAGCTTCAGGACAAGGCGCCAGCGATGCAAGCTAAGGCAGAAGCAAAATTCAAGGAAAAATCACTCGTAAGACAGCAAACCATCAAGCTTTTGGAGCTTTTTGAGTTCGTAATTCTCGAAGAAGCACATGAGGCAGGTGGAAATTCGTATTACGAGATCATGCGCCACTGTAAAAACGCCTATTACCGCTTGGCATTGACCGGAACGCCGTTCATGCGTGAAAGCCAAGAGTCAAATATGCGTTTGATGGCTTGTTCCGGACCGATTGCCATCAAGGTTACGGAAAAAATGCTGATTGATCGCGGAATCCTTGCTAAGCCTTACTTCAAAATCGTCGAATTGAAGAAAAAGCCAGCCAAATTACACTCTATTACCCCTTGGCAAGCTGCCTATCGCTTGGGAATCGTGCAAAACGAAGAGCGGAACAATGCCATCTGTATGGAAATTCTCAAAGCCCGTGAATATGGCATGACGGCGATGGTTCTCGTCCAGCATACCTCGCATGGCGACACCCTATTGAAGCTGTTTGACGATATAGGTATCAGAGCGAGATATATTCGCGGTGAAGATGATCAGGGAGAACGTAAATCTGCGCTCACCGAACTTGCCAATAAGGATATTGATGTACTGATTGGAACAACAATTCTTGATGTGGGTGTGGATGTCCCTGCTGTCGGGTTGATTATTCTTGCCGGTGGTGGGAAAGCGGAAGTTGCCTTACGCCAGCGTATTGGGCGCGGGTTACGTGCTAAGAAATTCGGTCCAAACGTTGCGTTTATTGTTGATTTCACAGACCAGCACAATTCAACGCTCAAATCTCACGCTAGACAGCGTTTACAGATCATCAGAGAAACACCCGGCTTTGGCGAGAATATCGTTGCGAATTTCGAGTTTGAAAAGCTCGGTTTCAAAAAAGCTGCATAGTGTTCTGGGCTTGTTCAATGTTTTGGGCAAGCCCGTTTTATTTTGTGGTATTTCAGCGTGATCAATGCAATAATAACTATAATATGCAAGTTTTAATTTTCATCAAATTTTAATTGGAGCAAATAATGGCAGCTACTAACTCTTCCAAATTTTATAAAGAAAAAGGTTTAGTTCGAACATCCATCACTTTGCGTCCAGAGACAATCCAGACCTTAGAAAATATGGCAAAACAGCATAAACTCACTCAAGGCGAGATTGTTGACGCTTTTGCACGTTTGCTTGAAAGTGGCAATCTGTCTGATCAGCTTTTCGGTGTGCATATTGAAGCCATTCGCGAAGAAAAGATTGCTGAAAAAGAGCGTAGGAAGGAATTGAAGAAAAAAGCGCTAGAGTTAATTAAATCTGGCCAAGTGCAGTAAGAAATGCCCCAAGTGATATATGGGGCATTAATTTATTCGGAATATCATAGGTAATTAAAAAGCTTAGCTCAATAAATTGTAGCCCAAATATTTTTTCAGCTTGTTCAATACGCGACAAAATATCTTTACTTGATCGGGAGTTAAATTAAGTTTGCCCAAAAGTAATCTAAAATTTCTACTATCGAGCTGGTTTGAAGCCCAAAGCAATGTAGCGGCTTTATTTTCGCCGAATTCGTAAAGACGATCTATTTTTTCGTTAATATAAGAATTATCTAAACCCTGTTCTTCCAGAATTTCGATAATGTGGTAAGCAACATAATTTAAATCATCCTTTGAAGCCATCTTTTCCCTCTTTACTTGGTCAAATAGCTTAAAGCTAATAAGAACTAACGAAATCGTTGAACTTAATAATTTCCTTATAAACGTTTCTCTTGCAACTGGTCATCGGGTCATAAGGCTTGGTCATATTCGGATTATTGCATGACATGTTGGCCACGATCGCATAGGTTCCCTTCCCATAAGGCTCCTTAGAAACCTTTACGATGATCTCGCCAGTGAACTCGCGCGGAGCGTATGTTTCGATTAATACGTTATTTGAACTTCTGATCTTGTAATCAGCGTATTTACTCACCCACAAATGAGCAGCTTCCATTTTCTTGTCACATTCTTCTTTGCTTGAGCACGTTGGTCGGGTCTTTGCAATCGCAGCCAGATATTCGTCCTTATTCATCTTTTTCATGATTGCCAGCTTTTGCCCAACATAAACAGTTGGTGGATCAGGGTGATCATTGTCTTCTGCCAGCTTTGCCCACGTGGTCCCGTTACGCTTGGCTATATCATTTAATGATTCGCCCGGTTTCACGGTGTACTCGGCGAACAGGCCCTCCCCTTCTGCCATTGCATTTGAACAAACTAATATCAAAGTAGCCAAAAAAAATCTTTTCATATTGATCCTTAAATATTATTAGAAAGTCGTCCTGAAAAGAATAATGGACATGGCGTACTGGGACAAGGATAAGTGTATGGATTTAAGCGGCGCAAGGGTAAAGTATTTGTTATATAGGCCTGGTGGTGAAAGGGTGTTTGGAAAATGGTCGCGATTGACACAGGCTATGCACCCGACACATTCGCATTTTTTCTAGGACTTCGATATTAATATATAAAGAAATATAGTAATGACTTACTATATTTCTTTATCTTTGCATGTTCACTTATTACGCTTGTTATCTTGTCTCATAATTAAGACAGCGATTAATAGTTTATGTTCGTTGCTTAACATGTTCTTGCTCTCTATTAGAGTGATATTAGTAAGTGCTTACTAATATCACTGATTACTAAATTATGCGCTTGCTTGTTTTTCGCTTAACTCTTTCTTAATGTCATGCTGTACGCGCTCTAATTCTTGTTGTGTATTCTCTTTCATTTGCAAGAATGACAATACTGCTTCAATAAACTGAGAATTTTCATTGAACGTTATTTCACTGTCTTTTACTGACTTCACAACGTTACAGATATTAAGCGCTCTCAGTGTCATACGTGAGCTAGACGCTTGTGATGATGCTGTACTGTGCGCAGATAAATAATACTGTCTTACTTTCTTTTCATGCGACTGTGCGCGTATTTCAGTAGTGCAGCATAAACGACATTCATTAACCGTAAGTGAACCGTACTGTAATAAGTTTAGCAAGATTGACATTGTGTAACCGTCTAGCTTGCGTCTGTCGTTTTCAGCGATAGCTGTAATCGCTTGAAAGATTTTTCTAATGACTTTCACTTGTACAAAGTCAATGTGTGATTTATCAGTGTGAGCGATGATTGTTGCTAGATCTGATAAATCAAACTTAGCTTTTTGAAGCGTGTCTATTTTATTAAGCATAGAGCGTGAACATGCTTCTCTTAAGTCACTGAATAACGTGCTTGATATTTTTTGTTCTGTCTCTAGCTTGTTATTCATACGGTTTATGATCGCGTTTGCTATATCAAGCTGTACTGCTACTGCTTTGCTCGTTACTTTCTGCTGTCTTGCATACGCTTTTATAGCTTCTTGATCTATAACGATTGCATTACGTGCTTCATGAGCTGAAAAATTAACGTCTGCAAAAATGTTTAGAGTTTCAGTGTTTTTTACTTGTGCATTCATGATTTTTGACCTTTTGTTAACAAGCTTTATTGCTTGATTAAATATTAGTGCAAATAAAAATTTGATGCAAGTTTTTTATTGATTGAAAGTTATTTAGTGCAAATAAAATTTAATCGAAATTTTCATTAATAAAAAACTTGCACTAATAAATAAACTCCGCTATTCGCGTGCGTGCGCGTTTCATCTATACGCTTTATACAGACATTCTCTAGGTATGCATTGGGTTGTTTGCTGGGGGTTTTTCTTGAGGTTCGGGCTTTCTACATCCGGTTGTTAGTTGTCCTAGGTTCACCTTAGTTCTCCAGCTAAACAAGAGGCTTTCCTTGGTGCTGTTGAACTGTCCTTGGTTATATGAAACGCGTGGCACCTTTAGGAAAATAGAATGTCGGCCAAAGTTTTGAATTTTTGGTTTAGGTTTATTGATCTAAACCTTGGTGTTCCTTGGCGCTTGTTTTAATTTAAATAACCAACCGTATGAAGAGGTCAAGAAAACATACGGTTGGTTAAACTGTTGTAGTAAGAGACCTATAGTCCTCTACCCTGCTATTTACTTGTCAAAACCTCTTTAAAGTCATAATCCACTTCTTTACCGTTGACGTACTGCACTGTACAAGCTTCTAGGTCAACTGAGAGGCGGTCTGTATTGTCATAGTTGTAAATGTTCTCTTCTTCATCAGAGTTGTAATCGCAAGTACCATCGTTAATTTCTGCAATAGCACGATATAGCGCCTTGTGTTGGTCACGTGTTAGATAAGACAAATCCAATGTGCTGTAATACACATAGAAATCATTGTAAGTATGACCGTCTTGATAGTTGTAATCACGAGGATGCAGGTTTTTGTTTAATTCATCTGCTTCGCTGTGTGATGCATAGCGATAAACGACCGCTTCTGTGCTGTCTCGTTCGCTTGCATAGACACTTTCTAAAATTTCTGCAATCGCAAGACCTGCTGTCATTAAACGCGCTACATGCGACTTGTATAGAGATATAACACACGGTTTTTCAAATCCTATAACAATTGCGTCAGTTGAGAATTTAGCAATGCGATGTGCTGTAACTTTCATTTGTTTAACTCTATGTTGCTTGTTTCGATAGAGTTATTTTTTCAAATTGTATTTGGAGCACTACTGATCTATAGGCTTATTGCGACCGGCCTAGAAAATTGCCTGAAGAAAAATTGCCTGAAGAAAAATTGCCTGAAGAAAAATTGCCTTGGAAAATGCCTGAAAATAAATGCCTTGGTTTGCCTAGGAATATTAGGATGAGCCTATGCCCATCCTACCGCTTCATTAAGATTTGAGTCATAGGCATGACCAGTCTCAATATCTATAAACATGAGATTGGTACGCTCGAAATCTTCCCGCTCATCTTCATAGGCAGTTTTCTCATCATAATTTACCGCAGCATCATAAATATCACCGACCGCTACACCAATGGCATCAATGATGCTTTGATCTATGGATGAAAGGTCGGCATCCGTTTCAATCCCATATTCGCTGCCGATATCATCACTGAGTTTATAGCGGGTAAATTTCGGTTCTACCTGTTTGCCCTGCAATAATGAAAGAATCACGACAAAACCGTTGTCTAGCCCAATCTTTTGCGCTTGGTTCGCTGATATAAAGCCCCATTGAGCTAATTTACCTTTACTTGCAAGGCGACGAATTTTAAGCATTTTCCGCTTAACCAGCATAATTACTCCTTGTTTATTTAGTTGAAGAAAATATTAGCAAGAAGAAATAGGTGTAACAAAATTTAGTTAATGTAAGTTTGCATTTCACTAATTCATGTATTTAGGAGGGGAAATTTAATTTTCAATATGCGCGCCCGCGAATTTTTGAAGATCCAGCATAAAAAAAGCCCGACCTAGAGGGACGTCGGGCAAAGGAGGTTTTCAGACGCAGAGTTGTTGTAAGTTATGTTAATTCGATAGATTTGGAATTCTAAGGAAATGTTTTTAATTTTTCAAATTCCATATTCTATATTTTGGTATGCCCTTTTCTTACAGCGGAAACCACTAACGTTAAGGAACGCCCCCCCAAACCCCCCCATAGAATTTTGCCTAGAAAATCTTGGAGAGAGTTTGGGGAGACGTAACCTAACCTAGCCAATTTCCACCACAAGAAAAGGAACTTTTCTTTACAGTGCAAACCACTGACACGGTATAAGCCACGACCCCCATCAAGCAAATCGCGTCGGGGAGATAATCTCAACCCGAAACCCATTTGCCCAAAAGTATAGTAAGCGCTCACTAGATTGTAAACCCCCTAGGCATGCCTGATTTATCCATTTTATGCCTTGGTATGCCGTGGTACAGCGTCAAAAAGCCAACTTTACGCTGGCAATGGAATAACTTTAAATTTTCGAATACCAATACCGCTAACTTCAATCATTAGCGCGTAATTCAGGATGAATAAATAACATGATTACTTATCCTCTTTCCATAGACTGTTGTGATTCACATGTCTGCCCAAATCAATCAGCTTTTGCATATCCTCTATAGATAGACCGTGATAACGTGCAAATGCATCAACGCTTAAAAAGTCGTTGTAATACTGAATATAGAGGTCGTTAAGGCGTGTAGTGATTGCATTAACCATCTCGCTCATTAGCTCGTTTTGTTTTATAGGCATGACTGTAAAACTCTATGTGTACTTAGATGCATAACAGTGTATAGAGATAGAGCAGGAAGCAAAGCTAGAAAACTAAAAATCCATTTATATAGCTGTGTAGATAGATTTCTATATTTCTACATAAGTGCCTAGGCATACCTATTGGTTGATGGCGATGTGTGGTGATTGTTGTATTGCCTCATCCCTAGATAGAGAGGTGCAGGTATAATAGAGGTATGGGCTGATCTGGAAGTGGAGCTGACCGGCTTACCTATGTGCGCCGTGGTGTGCTTGGTTATAAAAATAAGAATGTCGCCCGAAGTTTTGATTTTTATATTTCCTGTTGGTCAAAGGAATGGCTAGGAAGACGATTGATTGAAACACACAATTCTTTGGCTCACTCCGTTCGCCTTTGTTTTACCGTCTTATCTCTCTATTAAGTGCTTAATATCCTCTATCTCTCTCCTTATACCTGTTTATCTATCTACATATCTATATAGATAAATATTGAGCTATTTTCCTTATACCTGTTCTATCTCTATCTACGCTTACCTATACCTATCCGTATAGTCCTATTGTTATCTATCTATATAGATTTCTACATTACTACACAGTTTTACTTGTTCTTTAGCTCTATATGATTGGCTTTGTGTATTGCTAGTTTTCTACATTTCTATATAGATAGATTGCTTGTATTTCTACTCGATATTTCTATCTATCTAGGTTTCTATATTTCTATAAG